TCTCGTCCTCGTCCTCCTCCTCCTCGCGACGAGACCTTTTCTTATGTTTTCCGCCAGCAATTGCCGCCGCAATCACATATGAAGTAAGCACATCGGCGATTTTTTCGACAACCATATTGGCCGCCGCCTTTTTCATCTTTTTGTCATCGTGTCGAATAGTCATTGCGACCAATGTTTTAGGTGTAATTCTTTTCCTGGTCGTCTTCGTCACGGGCTCGCTCGACGACGACGACGACGTAACCGTCGATGAATCATCGGATTCTAATTCAGGCACGTCGTCGTGATTGTCGTCACGGTGCTTCTTGTAGGTAGGTACAGCCGACCTACCACCCTTGCCACTCTTGGTATTCTTCTGCTTGATAATAAATGGAGACATTGTCGTTCGTTCCTTCGTTCACCGATACAATCAATCTTGACAGTCAAATCGATTTCAATTTTTTCGTCCGCGTCGGGGCCGCGTCGTCGGGTCCACGTCGGTCCACGTCGGTCCACGTCGGTCCACGTTGGTAGGTGGTTTTAATATTCGAACGTTTATTCTAAACAAAATTGAAAACAATCTAAATATTATAGTAGGTATATAAGAAGACCGAACACAAAGGTTTCAGCACGCGATTTATTCAATAACAATGGCATCATCGGGAGATATTCGAAATTCCAATGTTTCAAAAATCATCGGCATTCAATTTAGTATCATGTCGCCGGAGGAGATTCTGAAAGGGTCTGTTGCGGAAATAACAAATCGCGAAACGTATGTGAACAACAAGCCAGTCATCGGCGGTCTATTTGACCCGAGGATGGGTCCGATTGACCCCGGAGTCATTTGCCCTACGGATGGACTGGATTATATGAAATGCCCCGGATACTTCGGGCACATCAAACTGGCGAGACCTGTGTTCTACTACCAATATCTAGGAACGGTGCTGAAAATCCTGCGTTGCGTTTGTATCAAATGTAGTGCGCTGCGAATCAGCAAATCCGCGAATAAACAATTGACGGCGATGCCGGCGGATGAGCGATGGGCGCATGTATTCCGCATCGCCAGCAAGATTAAGCGTTGCGGTGAAGATACCGAGACGGGGTGCGGTTGTCTCCAGCCAAAGAGGATTACAATGAAGGCGGGCCTCGGGAAGATTTACGCGGAATGGGACAACGTCAAAGGTGTGCTCGAAGAGACGACGGCGGGGGCGATTGCGGGGAGTGCGGCCGAGTCGGATAAGGATGGTTCGCTCTCAATGAAACTGACACCCGAAATCGTGATCAAAATCTTCCGCAGAATCAGCGATGAGGATGTAGAGTTTATGGGATTTAGCCCGGTGTTTTCGCGTCCGGACTGGATGGTTTGCCAGGTTCTCGCAATCCCGCCGCCAGCCGTGCGGCCTTCTGTGAAAATGGACGGGTCGCAGCGGAGCGAGGATGACATCACCCACATCATCGTGAATATTATCAAGGCGAATACGACGCTACTCGACAAAATCAACGAGGGGGCGCCGGCGAATGTCATCGACGGATGGCATATGATGCTTCAATATTATGTCGCGACACAGGTCAATAACAATATTCCGGGGTGCGCGCCTGTCGCACAGAGGTCGGGTCGTCCGCTGAAATCCATCCAGGAACGCCTGAACGGGAAGATGGGTCGTGTTCGCGGCAACTTGATGGGAAAACGTGTGGATTTCTCGGCGCGTTCGGTGATTACGCCTGACCCAAATCTTTCGATTCGCGAGCTCGGTATTCCGCTCAAAATCGCGAAGAATATTACGAAGCCGGTGGTGGTGAACGACCGGAACAAGAAGTTCCTGCTTCGGTTGGTGCGTGCGGGCCCGGATGAGTATCCCGGCTCGAAAATCCTGGAGCGGAAGACGGGTGAATCGATTTCGCTTCGTTATGCTGACCGTGCGAATATTATGCTGAATAATGGCGACATCGTTCACCGTCATATGATGGACGGCGACGCCATCCTCTTCAATCGTCAGCCGACACTTCACAGGATGAGTATGATGTGTCACATTGCGCGTGTGATGTATCAGGGTGATACGTTTCGTATGAACGTGGGTTGTACGAAACCTTATAATGCAGATTTTGATGGAGATGAAATGAACCTTCACATGCCACAGGACGACGAATCAGAAATTGAGTTGCGTCACCTGGCGGCGGTTCCATACCAGCTCATTAGCCCCGCGAACAATAACTCGATTATCGGCGTCTTTCAGGACTCGCTGATTGGGTCGTATTTGTTTACGCGGGAAAATATCAAATTTACGCCGAGGGAGGCGATGAATCTGCTCGCGGCCTACCCCCGCGTCAATGAAACGCTATTCAAGAGCGGCGAGGATGTCAGCAATTTCGATGTCCTCTCGCAAATATTGCCGCCCTTGACGCTGAAATACAAGAAGAAGGCGTTCGGTGAGAAGAACCCCAATGAAGACTACGCGACGTCGAACAATGTCGTTGAAATCCGGAACGGGCGAATGATGCGCGGTCAAATCGACAAGAGCGTCCTCGGTGGCGGTGGCGTCGGTCTCATCCAGCGTGTCTGTAACGATTTCGGGAATATCGCCGCGGCGGATTTCATCGACGGGCTCCAGAATATTATAACTGAATATATGAAGTCGCACGCGTATAGTGTTGGCATCAGCGACCTTATTGCGAATAAGACGACCAATACGCAAATCGTGGATGTCATCACGAAGAAGAAGACGGAGGTGAAGAACCTTATCGACCAGGTCCATCTGGGGATTTTCGAGAACAAGACGGGGAAGTCGAATGAGGCGGAGTTCGAGGCAAAGGTGTCGAATATTCTAAATACTGCGACGAGCGAGGCGGGTGGTATCGGAACGAAGAGTCTGAACTCGTCGAACCGATTCATCGGGCTCGTGCTTTCGGGGTCGAAGGGTAGCGACTTGAATATCTCGCAGATGATTTCGTGCCTCGGACAACAGGCGATTGAAGGCAAGCGTATCTCCTACGGATTTGACAGCAGGACGTTGCCGCACTTCAACAAGTTCGATGACGGACCTCTGGCGCGCGGGTTCATCGAAAGTTCGTTTATTTCGGGATTGTCGCCGGAGGAGTTGTTCTTCCACGCGATGGGTGGTCGTATTGGGTTGATTGACACGGCGGTCAAATCCGTGACATGGGAAACGCCGATTATCGTCGTAGAAAATGAAGTCCCCAAATATGTTAAGATTGGTGAGTGGATTGACGCACACCTAGCGGTAGAATCCACTGCGAATAAGATTCAGTATATGACCGAACAGAATATGGAATACCTGGAATTGACGCATCCGATTAAAATTGTTACGATGGATTATGATGGAAATGTATCGTGGGAGACAATCACGGCGGTCACACGTCACGACCCGGGCGAGAAGCTGTTTAAAATCAAAACCAAGGCGGGGCGTTATGTGACAGTCACCGCGAATAAGTCGCTTCTTGTTTGGAATGAAGAGCTTCAGCAGTTCCGCGAGAAATACACGGAAGAAATCAAGGTCGGTGACTTCGTTCCTGTTGCGAAGAATGTGTGCGATTACAGCGCGGATGGCGAATCTTCGATTATGGTGATACCAATGGAAAAATACTTACCAAAGACCAAATATGTATACGGATCTGAAATGTGTAAAGCTGTAGATTTGATGAAAGACGCAATGGGTGATAATAGGTCGAAGATTCCGGCTAACTGGTGGAATGAAAATAATAACAATACATTTGTGCTTCCTTATCCTAGCAAGGCACGTCTCCAGCGAGCAGTTGTTCGTTCAAATATCGAAAATATATCACATAACTGTGTGTATTCATACAACGGAACAAGACAGCATTCAACTATTCCCGAAACATTTGAAATGACGTTTGAAAATGGTGTGTTTATCGGGTTGTTTATCGCGGAAGGAAATATTCACAGTTCTCACATTACTATCACAAATAACGACGAAACCATTCGGTCATTTGTCAAAGATTGGTTTTCCAAGTTCAATATTAAATGGGTCGAAAAATCTAGGACAAACAAAGCCAACGGCACTACTACGACAGTTGTTGGAGCATCTTCTATTATGGCTGAATTCATTACTAAATTAGTTGGACACGGAGCCGAACACAAGCACGTTCCAAATGAGGCATATATTTCAAACATTGAGTTTGTTAAGGGAATATTGAGCGGTTATATTTCAGGAGACGGTCATATTTCACCTAATTCAATTAATTCGTCATCTTGTAGCGAACGACTGACTGAAGATATTGCGTTCCTGTGTTCGAGATTGGGTGCTTACGCAAAGATATCAAAATCACAGCTCACTAAAAATAACCTTGGAACAACGAATATTAAACCAGCGTATCGTTTGTCAATCCGCGCGTTCAATGGACAGCGATTCTCCGAACAAATCACTCTTCTTCATCCGGAGAAGAATCGTAAAATGAAATCCATCGTATGGACCGACAAACTCGACGCGGTCCGCACCCTCAATGACGTAATCCTCGACGAAATCGTTGAAATGACGATGGTGGACCCCGCACTCCACCCCAAGATGTATGATTTGACGATTCCAACGACACTCAATTTCGGTCTCGCCAACGGCCTTCAAGTCCGTGATACATCCCAAACCGGATATATTCAGCGTCGTCTCATCAAGGGAATGGAAGATCTCAAAGTCGAATACGATATGACCGTCCGCAACGGCAAACAACGCATCATCCAATTCACCTACGGTGACGACGGTATCGACACGATTAAGGTAGAGAATCAGTCGTTACCACTGGTCGCGATGAGTTTGGACGAAATCTACGCCCACTTTCATATGCCACTCGACAATTCTAGCGAGACCGAGCAGAGTTCCATCACCGCATTCACGAAGACGGCCTACGCGAAGATGAAGAAGGAGAAGGCGACGACAACGAAGAAAATCCACGACCTCATCGACTATATGATTGAAATGCGCGACCTGATTATTGAGCAAGTATTCAACCGCCTGGATAACAAGAACGTCCAGATGCCCGTATCGTTTACGCACATTATCAATAACGTCCAAGCCCAGCAACAAATCAACCAGAATTCGATGGTGGACCTGACGCCCATCGAGGCGATGGATATGATTTCCGCCGCATTCCGCCAACTCGAGAATATCTTCTACGCACCGCCGACACTGCTCTTCAAGGTGATGTATTACTACTACCTGTCGCCGAAGGAGATTCTGCTCGTGAAGCGGTTCAATCGTAGCGCACTTACCATCCTGTTGAGTGTCATCAATTTACAATATAAGCGGTCGATTGTCGCACCGGGCGAGATGGTGGGAATGGTGTCGGCGCAAAGTATCGGTGAACCGACCACACAGCTGACACTGAACACGTTTCATTCTGCGGGTGTTGCGTCGAAATCCAACGCCACGCGTGGTGTGCCGCGTATTGAAGAAATCCTGTCGCTGTCTGAAAACCCGAAGAATCCGTCGATTACAATTTATTTCAAGGAGGATGATGAAGGCACACCGGAACGTGTCCAGGAGTTTATCCCGATGATTGAGCATACGAAGTTGTCTGAAGTGGTAGAGACGGTGGAAGTGTGCTTTGACCCGGATGACCTGAATACTCTGGTAGAACAAGACCGCGCGGTGATGTCGCAATATCAGGAATTCGAGAAACTGATTGAAGAATGTGTGCGTGATTCGGTGTCGGTGGCGACGACGGGTGTGCCGGATGTTCCGGGTGGCGGCGGCGGCGGCGGCAGTGGTGGTGCTACGGGAGCAGCGGCGGCGGCGGCGGCCAATGCCTCGAAATCAAAATGGATTATCCGAATCAAAATCGACGCGGAGGCGATGTTGGATAAGAAACTGACGATGGATGATATCCACTTTGCCATCAAAAACAGTTACGGGAATGAAGTGTCGTGCGCGTTTTCGGATTATAATGACGACCACCTCGTCTTCCGCCTGCGTATGGAGAATATCGCACAGAGCAAGAAGTCGGGCGGTGGCGCAGGCGGTAACAAACAGAACCCACTGGACCAATCTGACCACATCTATATGATTAAATCATTCCAAGACCAGTTGTTGAATAATATCGTGCTTCGCGGTGTGAAGGGGATCAAGAAGGTGATGGTGCGTAAAATCAAGAATACATTGGTGAAGTCGGAGGGCGTGTATACAAAGAAGGACAGCTGGGTGCTTGATACCATGGGGACGAATCTGGTTCATATGCTCGGGTTGGATTATATCGATACGAAGCGCACTGTCAGCAACGATATTCAGGAAGTGTATCGCGTATTCGGAATTGAGGCTGCGCGCCAGGCTATATTTAATGAACTCGCGGAAGTGTTTGATGATTCGCCGATTAACTATCACCACGTGTCTCTCCTGTGTGACCGTATGACGGTATCTTCATCGATGATATCTATATTTAGACACGGAATCAACAGCGACGATATCGGCCCGCTGGCGAAGGCGTCGTTTGAAGAGACGCCGGAGATGTTCTTGAAGGCGGCGCGCCATGCGGAGCTGGACCCGATGCGTGGTATTTCCGCCAATGTGATGTGCGGCCAAGAAGGGTATTATGGGACAAGTGCGTTTCAGGTGCTCGTGAATATGGACGAAATGATGAAACAGGAAACAGTAGAGTATCGCCACGTGGACGCGAATGAAGAGATTGAGGACGCATTCAAGGCGAATGCGTCGGTCGGGTTGGATACAGACAAGTGCGGTATTCCGAAACTGGCGATACAGTCGTGCGTGGATAATGTGAAGAAGGTGCGTCTCGGTAAGATGGACGATGATTACGATATCGGGTTTTGAAGAGGCGAATGGGATGTAATGTAATGTAATGTAATGTAAATGTAAATGTAAATGTAAATAAATATAATAAACGTAATACGCGTATTTTTATTATATTATTATTCTCACACGCAATGGACGCTGAAATGAAAGTCATCCCTTATACCGCGACGACACTAGCGGTCGTTGGTAGATTTATTTTTATGTTCCTTCTATGGAAAAACAAGAGCACAAATAGTCTGTCGCTTCTATTCTGTTTATTGAGTATTTGTTCTTCCGGGATGTGGATTTATTATAGTGTGTCAAAATCCGAAGTACCTATGTTGGTTCGCAGTATTATTGAGATTGCGTTATTATCGGTATCATCTGGGTATATTGTATATAATAAGGTGCGTGAGCGCCGTCGGTTGACGCATATGGTATTACCTATCTAGGGTTTGCGGTGTCTTCGGCTAGTGCGTTTACTACGACGACTGCGACGACTGCGACGACTGCGGCTACTGCGTTTACTTCGTCGTTTCGTTTTTCTTCCACGTCCGCGTCCACGTCCGCGTTTTCCGCCAAAAGAAGGTATATCACCTGTAGCCAGATTTTCAACACCGCCGGATGGGTTGTTCGCCATTGCCAACAACTTGCCAGCAACACCGTCAGTTGGGTCTTTTAATGCGGGTATACAATTAAATGGCGGATTTATCGGGTCTTTAATCGGGTCAAATTGATAATCGATTTTATACCCTCCAATACATATCGGGTCTCCGCCATCTGGGTTTTCCATCGGTAATGGATTTCCATCTTTATCAAGAGGCGGTTTATCCTGACCGCCACCTTCCCCGTCGCCATCCATTCCATTAGCCTTTCCAGATTTATTGTTGTCATTATTGTTATTGTTATTGTTATTGTTATTGTTATTGTTATTGTTATTGTTATTGTTATGTTTATTCTTATCTACAGACGCATTTTTGGGTTCAGGCGGACCCGGCATTCTAAATGAATGAATAAATATTTATTATATTACAATGATAATAAATATATGGTAAAACAAGACTCGTATATCAAATCAGAATCGCGTTTGCTCTCTTTATAATAGAGATTTATAAACGCGTCGTCACAACAATATACGATTTCCGGAACAGAATATTATACTGGCGAACTATTTAGTTCGCAATAGGGATGGTCTGGCCTCATCCGCCGCTTTGGATGGCACGGCGGCTGCCACGACCACGACCGCGACCGCGGCGGATACGACGGGTAATAGGAGCACCACAAGCGGGGCATTTACGGCGCCTAGACGCGCCGCCGGTGGAATTGCGGGAGGAGGAAGAAGAAGAACGCATATTATATACAGTAATTGTTATATATAATAATAAGTATTTTAAATTTTATATGTAAAACAAAGAAAAATGCTCCTTACGGGGTTCGAACCCGTGACCGTGGGCACATAAGACCCAAATTCTACCGACTGAACTAAAAGAGCGTAACCAGTGCGGAATACTAGCACATCTGTGTTCATATCCATATAACTAACAGAACTTATTTTTAAGTTCTTTTCTCTTACTATTATTGGCGTATTCTATTATACTTTCTTGCGAATGCGGCGACGTTTCGTTCCACCTCCACCTTGACCTTGACCTGGGGGTCTCGTCATAGGTTGAAATAATTCATACCCATTTTGGATTGATAGGATATACATGCCACCCAAAGCTACATATCCTTTTGCGATATTTTGATTTACTTCTTGTGCCAAACCTGCTGTGTCAATGGGCGAAGTATTGCTAACCCTCGAATGAGCTATAATATAATCGGGTTCTGCGGCCATATTTCTAAATGTGTTATAAATTATAATAATATTATAATAATAATAATAATAATAATAATAAAATAATATAAACACGAATGTTTATATGATTTTGAATGAATGAATGAATGAATGCCTCCTGAGGGGTTTGAACCGACGACCTCCGGGTTATGAGCCCGGCGCTCTGCCACTGAGCTAAGGATGTAAAATGAATACCGGTGACCCGTTTCGATCAGGTGTCCTCGGAGTTATGAGCCCCGCGCGCTTCCTCTGCGCCACACCGGTAAAATACGAAGTCGCGACTTGCGACTCACGTTGTGCTGCGTTTATAGCGTCCAGCTTGACAAATGCCACCTGTAGGTATCGATCCTACACCGTCCTTGTAATGAATAAGAAAATAACCATCCGACTATCGGACCGATGATGATGAGTCATCAGTAAAGTAGGTGTCGGACGATAAAACGTCCGCCGTGGAAGTGGCTTAAAATGATTGTGTCTATGTGAAGACGTTCCACTTCTGTAAAGTGGAAGAAAGACCCGAATTGGGTTACTACCGCCTGTGGGTTTTGATCCGACGACCTCCAAGTTATGAGCCTGGCGCTCTGCCCCTGAGCTAAGGCGGTAAATGTTGCTGCGTTTATAGCGTCCAGCTTGACAATACCGGTGACCCGTTTCGATCAGGTGTCCTCGGAGTTATGAGCCCCGCGCGCTTCCGCTGCGCCACACCGGTAAAATAATGATGTTGTTGTTGACAGTGAGTTTCGATCTCACGACATTCCGAATAAATTGTCAGAATTCTTCCGCTGATATATGCCCAACACCAGCTGCGTTTTATGTCCAGCTTGACAAGCCATTTCTTCAAAACGGCTAAAAGACCCCGGGGGTAATACCGGCGGTAGGTTTCGATCCTACGACTTCCCGCTTATAAGGCGATAATCATTCGTAGATCGGACCACATCCTTACGGAAGTAGTAAAAGGGGTAACAAACGACGTGTTTAGGCGCTCTTCCGCTGAGCTACACCGGTATTATAAAATCTGCGTCGACACACATATATTCCTAAATTTCAATACAATAATGATTCAATAAATTAACGATAATCATCACATAGCGGACCTATACGCCAGAAAACTGGATTGGGTCAATAAGGTTGTGACGAAGGGGGGGGTTTGAATCATAATTGTAACAAAATTCGGAAACACGCGTATCTGGACAGGATGAAAAAATGGATGGACCACCTTCTCATACTATTGTGAGATAATATCTTTAAGTCCTTTTACGCGGATTCGTCCGCCGCCGTCGTCGCCGCCGTTTCCCTAAATATTAGGATATGATTTTTCCTTTATGTTCTATTCTATACTATCCGTCCGTCATTCCACCAAATCCTCTAACACCTTTTTCGCGCGACACACCCTAAACTTATGATACCATCGTTTTGAAATCAGCGGACATACTTCTATTTTCACGAGTTTGAAACTTGTATCCACCAACCCGAACGCCATTTGTTCTTCCTCCCCGTCCAGCGTAAGGCAAAACACCGACTTCAAAATGAAATGGAGGAGAAGCATAACGTGTTCTCGAGAGACTGCGAATTTAAACACCTCACCATTATTGATGTTGTTAAATGAATGAATGATAAAATATACGAGCTGGATGAATTGGGGCGCGTCATTGATATCGATTTTACCGTCGGCGAGGATTTTTTTGAAACCGGCTTCCAGTATATAATTCAATTTATCGCGCACACCTTCTACGCAGACGTAGCGCTTGATGCTTTCCAGTTGAACGCGGTCGAGTTCGTCCTTGAATTCATCGAAGATTCGCTCGATTTGGTTTATGGCTAAAGCCGGATTGTTGAGAATCGGTTTGAGTTTGGTCCGAAGGGACGGAATTGTGAATATCAAATTAAACGCGATATCTTTGACGAAATTGAATAGTGACGCTTTCGTCTTTTTTACCTCTGGGTCGTCGTCATCATAATCGATACTTGTGTCTTTGTATTCATCCTCGACCATGACGGTCGTTGGTTTGTGCTTACTGGGACGAAGCATCCGCGCAGACGACGATGAATGACGCGGTTCGTGTATTGATTTCAGGTGGGCGGTGTTTGCGTGTGCGTGCGGGTTCGCGTGCGTGCGGGTGTTTGTCGTGGTGCTGGATGATATATCGGTGATTCGTGTAGATACAGTTGTTGGCGATTTTACAGACGCAGGCGTGGGGTTACGCATCACGTCGACAAATGCGGAATTATTAATGTTTTGAATAAACGCAGCAGGATGTTGTTTTTGAGCGGGTGAGGCTGCTGGTGCTGGTGCTGGTGCTGGTGCTGGCGCGGGAGGAGCGGGGGCTGGTGCTGGTGCTGGTGCTGGTGGGAGCGTGGGAGGAGCTGGTGCGGGAACAGGTATGTCAAACACAACGTCCGGTATGTCAAATACATCGTTCGACATAGGTATCTCTGTAACTACGACTTCAACCCCACCAGTGCTTTTATTTAATCTAACGATATCCGCGGTGACTGTAGACATTTCTTGTATAATATTGTCATTTTATTTTGGATTATTGGATTATTCTTCTAGTTCTGCGCCTCGCATCATTGCCTCCGGCTCCAGGGGCGGCACAGGCACAGGCACAGGCGCCGGCGCGTCTGTTTCACGCAGTACCAGCTTTTGTCCCTTCGTTTTCACATTGGTGATTTTAAAGTCCGATATATACTGTTCGAGAGATTTCGGCTCATCCAATTCACGCACTATCATTTCACGAAGTCCGTCGGTCAGATAATCCATCGGGATTTTCAACACGGATGTTTCGTCATCCAGTTTCTTTTCAATCAGACCATACCGAGAGATTACGTCTTGTGTGACGCCAAATTGGTGAATAAAGAAGTAACTCTCGAGAGATTCATTCCCATATAATACCATCACATTCCGCCCGTTTTCGATGAGTAGGGATTGGGAAACAAACGCAACTGGGATTTTGAAATATAACGCTAAAATCCAAATATCCACATTTGTCAAAAAATAGTTCTGGCTTTGGATAATTTGCGATAATGTCGCACGACCCGCTGTTATCAGCTCAGCATATCGTTTCATTCCATATCCGTTTAAGATGCGCGTTATTTTCTTGTCAAACGTCGGTGTGCGCGAGAGCTTGCCGTATTCTGATACTAAAATCTCCTTTATTTTGGCGATAGTCATACCGCCGAGTTGGTCGACATGTTGGTGCTGGCAATTGTCGCATACAAAATAATTACACTGGCGACAACCGAACTCGGTTTGGTCTTTGCCGATTGCGGTGCGACATTTCCGACATATATCTGATTCAGGTTCGGGAACGGGACCGGATGCGCTGCTACGTCGCTCTACCTGTTTCATCCGGTTACATGTATGTCCACTCGGGCATTTCGATGCGGTCTGGGCGACAGCCCTCAAAATCGTGAGAATCACGTCGAACGAGCATTCTTCACTTTGATTGGAAAAAAGGATTTCGTAGGTCTGTCCTGCGGGAAAGAACAGTTGTCGCATTTTTTCAGTGACTTTACGTTTGGATACTTCATTACAGAATCCTAGTACGTGGGTTATTTCATTTACTTTAAATCTCTCGACACCTGATTCTAGAAGGGGGTCTAGTGCTGGCTCTGGCCCTGCTGCTGCTCCTGCTTCTGGGCCCGGGCGCTCGCGGTCGAGTTCGCGGTCCAATGCGCGGTCGACATACGATTTCCGATACGTGTTATCATATCTCTGTATTAAAACACCCGTATTCGCATTCGGATTCACTGTATAGAACGAGGTTTGTAACGCATAAGGGTTCGCATCCACCGGGTCCAAATTATCGAAATATTCTTGTGTGATGAGCGATTCCAATAAAATGATTTCATCGTCGTTTAGATTGTATTTGATTTCCTGGAATGTGAGGTATTTCGCGGGCTCAAACATAAACAGTTTCACGCGCTCATAACGTATCATTTCGTCGGATAATTTGCCGAAATACGCGATTTCATTGTCGATATCGGGATACATCAGGTTGCGCTGGGGGAGCAGTAATTTACACAATCCGCCCGCCTCTTTCAGGCAATAGCTCTTATTGCCGCACGTCTTCTCGTGGTCGCCTGAGATACATCCGCTTACTTCTCCCACCATTTTCAGCGTGTCTTTACTGTACCGTATAAATGCCACGTGTTTCACTGTGATGCGTTTCATCAGCGCGATGATTTGCGAGAGCTTGTGCGTATAAATCGTAAACGTCGACGCGATGATTTTCTCGACTTCGTCTTTGACGGAGCGGTTCTCGGGTCGGTTCAATATATTTCGCGCGGTATTCCGGAACACATTATAAAAGTTCGTTTCCAGGCGGATATTACGCACATATCTCTCGCGGGATTTATCGCGAGCGTCATCACCCGCCGTCGCGATGTCTTTATCAGCCTTCAGGTGATTTCCTTCGGTTATCGTCGGCAAATCATCCTCCTGGTTCTGCGTCGGGTCGACATCCACATTCACTTGGATAAACTGGTTTGTTTCGGTGATGACACCGACGACGAGCCCGTCTTCTACGATTTTCACTTTTGGACGACAATTGACGGTCTGTTTCGTCATTTTTTTCACATTGTCGGCGACCATATGTAAGAATTCGACCGTTTCGTGGTAGCTGTTACGCCATAAATCATCATTGTCCATCATTACGACACTGTATTCGTAGCCTGCGGGCGTACCCGCCGTGCCCGCCGTATGTATCAACGGCGCAGATACCGCCGTCGGTATAACACCCGTCATGATTTTCCGCGTGGTCGGAACAACGGTCTTCGTCTGCCTGAGTTTCGCCGTTGCTATCGAAATATCGAGCCCGATGACTTTGCCGTTATAATTGACAACTTGCGACTTGATGGTAAATCCTGCGTCTGTGAGCAACTTGGCGACCTGTTTCGCCGGCTTATTCATTGCGTATTTATACTGACGCGGCTGACTCGCATGAAGACGGCAGTATGTGAAATAAATGTCGCGGATGTTCTCGATAGCGTGCTTTATCTTCGGCATAATCGTCTTGCTTTTGATGGCGAATCGCCCAAGGACATTGAATTTACCGTTCGACTTACTTTCAAACAAATAAATCGGCTCATAATACTTGTCGCGTTTCATAACGATAATTGTCTTCTTATTCGCGTCGAATACCTCCCCTGAATACGCGTTGGTGGGGCAAATCACCTGGACGTTATTGGTGATATCATCATCCGGTATATGTAATAAAATCAGATTGTTCCCGTTCTTGAATAATCGGTCGTTGGGTTGCGATATGATATCCCACAAATACGTATGGTCGATGACTACATGGTCATCGTCCAAATAACTGATGAAGCCCTCATACGCGTTACATATTCTACGGAACAATTCCGGGGTGAACTGCCGGTATATCTGCGCGGTCTGGTATTTCATCGTATCGGATTCGCGCAATTCGCGCATTTTATTGAAAAATACATCCACGAGTGTGCCGTTCTGTAAGGTTATGAAACGGTCAATGTCGAGAGATTCGATAATGATTCGCCGCATGTCGCGGATGGTGGGGACGGTATCCCCGGTACCTGCTACCGCCGCCGCCGCCCCCCCGTTTGTGGCTGGTGCTACGGGGGTGGCGGCGCCGGCCGCATACGCCCGGGGTGTCATTGCTACCGGCGTTTCATCCTCGGAATGATACCCTTCTTCTACTTCTTCTTCGCCGGATGGATTGGTAGTGGTGGCTGTGGCGGGCACGCGAGACGCCGGTACTCCTGATGCGCCTCCGCCTGCGCCGCTTCTTATCTGCGCAGATTGTTTATTGATATTTTCGGTGATTGATTTCGAAATCATCTCTTTTAATGACAATCCGCCTCCGGCGACTGCCCCTGATATTATTTCACCAATGCCTTTATGTGGGCCGCCGGATAGAGGTGCCTGTGCCTGTACCTGTACCTGTGCCTGTGCCTGTGCCTGTGCCGTTGTTTTGGTAGTGCCGATACTTTCTTTATAATAATAAGCTACTGCCGATAAAAATGATTGTTTGTCGTTTGTTTCAACACCGCGGCGTAAGAGACACGGAGTATCTTTCTTGATGGCGGTATTTTTCAGACTTACCTGGCAATTACGACTATCAGAGAATAAAAACTTCTGGATTGGAACCGGTAAATATCCCCAACGATTATTATCAAGCGGGAATTTATCTGAACTTAAAATCCGGTCATCTTTCATTTCGGTGATTTTGGCGATTTCGGGGGGAGCGGACGCCGACGCCGACGCGGACGCCGACGCGGACAGACCCGTCGTCAATATACGCGATTCTTCTTCTTCTCCCGCCAGCGCGTCCTTTATACGGATTTCTTCGTGTTGTTTCATCTCACATTCTTGCCTGCGTGCGGTTTGAGACGGTTTATCCCATTGCGCGAAACAACAGGGCACACACAATCCTTTCGGGTGTGCGTCCTTTTTCAGGAACCCAGGATAATGTTGTTTGTAATTTCCCTTTTCGTCTATATGATATTTATCATCCGTAAATTCGAATATACTTGCGCCAGCGGGCACCTTCTTCGCCTTCTGCGGGATGACTTTCCCATATTTCCCCGATTGGACCTCTTCCTCCGTCAAACTGGTATTATGCTTTAAACTCCAATATCTCGGACATATATAATGATACTGCTTGCTTTGGTCTGACCCGTATGTTATACTTTGCGAATATGAATTGGGGTGGTCGCGGTCAATTCGCGCCTTTTCTTCGCTGGTTAAAATAACCGGTTGGCGGCGGACATTCCACGGGCAACTTCGTGAATATGCGTTGAATTTACCCGCATCCTCATTCAGGTGGATAATCGGGTCGCGTTCTTGGATACGTTTTGAAAAGGGGTTTGGATTGGCTAATTCTAGACCGGTGATGTCGGATAAACTCTCGTCGACAGCGGACGCCGCACCCGCCGCACTGGCACCGGCACCGGCACCGGCACCGGAAGGACGAGCTTTCGCGGCACCACCCGCTCCACCAAATTGGTCGCCCGCGCCTTCGCCTTCGTCGTCGTCGCCCGCACCTTCGCCTTCGTCTTCGTCTTCGTCGTCATCCTGTAATAACGCAAACAAATCGATTCCTTCGCTTTCGCCGCCAGCAGCAGCACTACCGCCACCACCTGCCTCCTCGGCCTCGAATCCAAATACTAATTTCTCCCCGATGATTGTGGATGTTACACTTTCCGAAATCGGTTTTCGAGATAATGATACAATTTCGCTCATTGTTTCAATCGATTCTTCTTTATCGGATGGATTGATGTCGCGTAATACGGCTTCCGGGCGCGCATCATCGATGAAATCACCTAATTCGTCGCCACCTTCGGCAGCGATACCAGCCGACGCCGACGCCGACACCGCCGCCGCATCCTTGGATTTCTTTCCTCCGGGCGGTGCAGATGTGTCGGCCGCCGCCCCCGTCGTATCGGGTCGACATAACTGGCTTATTTGCTCATAAGGAATATCGGTTGTATTCGGGTCCTGATATACTCGAATAATCGAATCGATATAAATATGTAATGCGGGCAGGAATAAGATATTGTTGATATTGGAGACCTCGATTGTGATAATGTTATTGAATTGTCCCTTCGTGATTTTGGTCAGGAAACCAGGATTGTTCTTGATACGGATACTTCCGCCGCGATAACGCGACATTTGTTGTGTTTGTATCGTCGATAGAAGCGTAGCTATTTTCATCCGCGCATCTTCTTCCGACATCATATAATTATCACGGAGTCCGTCGATAATCTCTCGGTCGGTGTGTCTCTTATTCAACATTTCGATGATATACGCTTCTTGGCTCGTCATATCGTTATAGTTGCTGACACGCTTGTATCGGAGAACAATCCCCTTCCTCAGCGACCCTTCGATTTCATTGAACGCACTGGAGATACACTTAATCATCGATTTGATTTCAATATTACGTGTAATCGGCAACTGGGCGAAATATTCTACATTGATGAGGTCGATATTCTCATGGGTGAATTTAGAAAATAGGTTCATTTGAAACCCGCTCTGTTCGACGTATTCTTTTACGACCCGCATGACCGGATTCACAGTGGCTTTAATGATATCCTCCATTTCGTCGGTAGTAAACGAGAATTTCACGAATAGTTTCACGTAGACCGAGCCATCCGCGTCAAACTCGCAGATAATCGGGATGGGTAAATGCGTGGCTTTATGGTCGGGTATCGCCGGGTTCGAATAGGTATACTGGATGAGTATCGCGACCCCCTTTTTACGCGCGGTTGTTTTAATAAGACGGAATATATCGCCTTTTGGTAGATAGGGGATTTTACGGCCGCTTTTGCTGACACCGGAAATAAATAGCTTGTAGATGTTATCCATTTTCTTGCCCGGGTTGTACTTAATAAAGGGTATGTATTCAGAGCAATGGATTATCTTGAATATCGCGTCTAACGAGAGATTGTATTTCGCGTTCTGGTGGATATGAAACTCGACACCGCGGATGCCGTTATCTGTATACGCATGGTCGCGGGTGCGCTTCTCGTAAATATCGTATAATAACTTGATATTCGCCGTCTGGCGCATAAATCTCTCGTTGAGTATCTTTCGGTCCGCGTCGACGAGCTTTAACCGGTGGAGTAATAATGTATTATGGGAATGAATGGTCGAGAGATCGGCTTCCCCGGCCGCTTCGGCGGACCCCATCTCGAGAGATAACCGCCGCGTCTCGTCGCGATACACGGCTAAATATGGGAAATATAATTGGATGATGTAATTCTCGGTGATGAGACGAAGGGGGGGTGCGCCGGCGCCGGCGGCGGCAGGGATCCCCAATTCTTCCAATCTTCGCGGGTCTTCGAGAGATTTCGCATACTGTAATACATCTTCCGCCGTCACGAGATAGATGGTATTGTGTAAAAATACACCGAGGTCAATAAGCACCGTTTTATTCGTAGTGTTGATGATTTCGCCGGCGTGAGCCTCTAAAAAGGGGTCGATGTATATCGCGTCGAATGGGTTTATCGCGTATGGATACCCATCGGATACCGTGCTTAATTCTTGACCTAATACTACATTTATGAAACGGGGTTTTCCTTCCAATTTTAAGTTCAATATATTCGTATAACTATAATTCCCTTCGGTGCCGCCGCTGCCCTGGCTGCCGCCGGATGGTGCGCCTAGTTTCGTGAAATCGGCCAATTCTGCGCCGCTGCCGCCGCCGTCGCCACCGCCGTAATTAACGGATTCTCTCGGATGGTTGTCGATATTCAGGAGGAAATTCTGGATTCGCACCGGCGTTATTTCCAGTTTTCCGTTGGATGTGACTTGGTCGTAGCATATCTGGCTCGTGATGTTTCGGGCTTGCTTACAGAATAAATACAACTCTGGATAAGAAAGCCCCACCTTCTCACGTGTGAGATACAGGAACTTCTTTTTGATGGTCTCGATGGAGTCGTCGGGGTAGATTCTCTCGGGGAGGAAGACGACCTTGATTTCGTTATGGAGAATCGACTGGAGCTCGTAATCACTAAATATTGTTTTGAAGAATGGGTTTTCTCGCTCTTGGATGAATAAATCATTGATATTTACGACACCACCTTCATCGGTGAGAAACTCGACGTTCCCGTAAAATACGTATAGAATGTTGTATTCCGTGGATGATGATGCTACCGCTGCCGCCGCTGCCGCCGCTGCGCCGCCGCCACCACTGTCGCCGCCAGGCGGTCGTTCTTTTATTCCAGTAGGCGACCGTATATGACAGATCTTATAAATTGGGATCGTCCTTTCCATGACTGTCTATTATATGAATATAATATTATATCATTTATGCGGTATTAATGTAATGAATGTAATGAATGTAATGAAATGAAATGAATGTATAATAAACAGTTGTGTATATTATATATTATTGTCGAATCAAAATGACTCGTGCGACCGAATTCAAAATGATTGTTGCGGTTTGTCGCGGTGGCGGTATCGGATTTGAAGGCCAACTACCGTGGCCTAAACTCGCACGTGACATGCGGTTTTTCGCGGAAATGACGTCGTCGACCGTGTTTCCTTATAATAGCGCGGTGGTGATGGGACGTAGGACATGGGAGAGTATCCCTGCTTCGGTGCGACCGTTGAAATTCCGCGACAATTTCGTGGTGTCGGCGTTACACGACACGGCCGCGGTAGACACGGACCCGACAGGCGCGACGGGTGTCACAATTCTCAAAAATCTCTCGGAAATCCACGAGCACGCCAAGAATTACGATGTGGTCTGGTTTATTGGTGGTGCGTCCATCTACGAACAAGTTCTTGCGTCGCCAGAGTCGTTCTCTGTCACTGATATTTATATCACATTCGTGGATGAAACATACGAACACGATACGGCGTTTCCCTTGATGTATCAATACGAAAGTATCGAAGAATGGGAGGCGCTTCAGAACAACCCGATGAACCGCGCGATTTGGTGCTGGACAGACGCCGACTCCGTCCCGAAGTATGTGTCTTTTTTCAATCACCGGTCACCAGCCACAAACATATTGTATGAGATCACGGATGTAGACCGGGATATTGTATCGAGTATAACACGGACGACGGATATTAGGGGCATACAGGATCGACGATTGCCGGATACGCGGTTCCTTTGTGCGTGCGTTCGGCCGCACACCGCCGTGCATAATGCGCAATAACTGTTGCGCGCGTCCGGCCGCGAACTACCGATTAGAGTGCGTCCGGCCGCACACCGCCGTGCATAATGCGCAATAATGTTGCGCGCGTCCGGCCGCGAACCACCGGCATAATGCGCAATAACGGGACAGTAATGCGCCATTGATGCCCCTTGTTATCGGCGGGACGCGACCGTGCCGTGCGGCGGAACGCACAGCTAATTATCGAAATGCGGGTTATCATTAATCGTCATCCCGCAATACTCTTTCGGTTTGAGTTTATAGTCTTCCGGCGAGTACACCTTGATTTTCTGGGCCTCGTCGATAAGAAACCGGAAATTGTTCCAGAATTCGTCCTTATGTCCGACGCTTTCCGTCATAATATGACTCAACTCATGAAGCGCGACGAATGTGAGTGTGTTTTCATCGATGAGTTTATTCCCCTTTTTGGTCGTATTCACGCAGAACGCGAGTTTTTCGCCCTTGTTCTCACTATACGCGGTGTATTCGCTAGTAGGGAGCGTCTCACTCACTTTTTCGGGGCGGAAGTTTTTGACTAAACGTTTCACGTTATCGCGGTCTGGGTAGGTCGCCTCCATATGTTTCACGACCGTTTTCATCTTCTGGGTCACGGTGGCGAGAAGGTCGGCGGCGAGCTCCAATTTTGCGCGTTCACGGACGCAGTATTTATTGCCATCGACTTTCGAAACGATACATTTCAGCTGGAATGCGTCGGAATCAAGGTATATTTTAAGGCATATGGCTAGAATAAAAATAATAATGATATACCCGAAAACACTGGTTTTGAACATCGTGGTATTTATATAACGAGAGAATATTATTCGATACAGATAAATCCATTTGTCGTTAGCGGTGGCGGTGGTAGCGGTGGCTGCGGTGGCTGCGTCTTGTATATTTTCTACGAGTGCGGCGGTGACGTGAACGTCGTTTTCGTGACGGACGCTTATTACCGCCACCACCATCCATAATCGCGCATGATGATGATTTTTCCGCGCGAGGGGTTGGTCCCAAGTCAGTCACGCACGCCGGACTTGGATTTGAAGACGGTGGTCTCTGTTGAGCTTCCATTGAATGTTTTTTTTGTAGTTCAGTATCTTCTATTCTCATATGTTCTATTCTGGCAGAACTCGCAAGTGTTTCTGCGTCGGGTATCTGATCGCCACGTTCATCCGTATAGTTTCTACACGATGGGTCAATAAAATATAAACATTTATACCCCATACCCAGTTGAAAAATATTGATTAGTTTATCGATGGTTGTTATTTTGGTTTCACATAATTTATCAAAATCAGCAAGTATCTTGGTTCGTAGACGGTCATCTTTCGCTAATTCCGGATTCGAGTTCCTAACAATCTTTCCGCGCCAAAATTCGCGTCTGGCTTTCCCAAGTATATTTTTTGGCTGAATCTCGATACATTCGTCAGGTATGTGACTTGACGATGATGATCTTTTTCTACTTGCTTGGGCTGTATCATGTATCGATACAACTGTATGAGAATAATCTCTCACATCCGACGATATAATTGGAAATATGCCGTATTCGGGGGTCCATACTATATCTTTGTCGGTGGGTCTGGAACCCATGGAACCCGTGGAACCGGTGGTTCTGGCATACGTACAACGTGAGCGACCTTCCTTGGTACAACATCGACAACATTCGTGGTCGTTCGGTTGAAAATAAAATGTGCGTAATTCCGTTGGATTATAATGTATTTGATATCCTCCTTCATATTTTATATCACAGGCTTCATTCAGTAGTCGTAATGGTGTGGCTACTCTTGCTAATAAATCGTGGTGGTCGTTTTTTGTGAAGTCATCGGATTTCTTCATATGCGCCCGATATACATCATGAATCCGTGTCCCCATCATAAAGTCGTTTGTTTGTCCTTTATGTTCTGGTTTGGTCGAGCGTCCCGTTTCACCTTTGATTCCAGGTCTCCCAACAAGCGATAATACTTCAACATTTTCACAAGTAACCGCGAGACCACGGGTGATTGTTCCGTGGCACTGAAAAAACAACGTCAATGATGATAATGAATCATGTGGAGCGCGGTCTGGTGCTGCTTCACCCATATCAATAATAAAACTGCTATTTTGTATTATTGTTAGATATTTATGTTCGGAAACACCCACTTATCCACCGTCGTCCGCACACAGAACGCGCGGTGGGATAGTATCCCGACGAGAAACAACCCGACGAGAGATTTCCAGAATGCGACATCGAATACGCGGGCGACCAGAAACGCGGCGATGACAGTCGCCGCGACATCAACAATCGCAATATCGAATATCCGGTAGGCGTGAGCACCTTCACCAGGCCGACCAAATATATCCTTGTAACGACAGAGTCCGAGAGATTGTTGTGCGGGCATTATAAGTATTTGAATTTATACATATAACACAGAATACAAATACAGCATTGTATTGTATTCTATAATTCACATTTCCAATCCGGGTCGGGTTTACTTATGAAGTCTGGCGTGTAGTTATAATCCGCGGTTAGTTCCTCGCCGATGTTCAAATCGCGCGCGGCCATAATCCACCATTCGCCGGTGGTTTTATCCGCATGCGGCGAGAGATAGGTATTCGGCAGGATGGTGTTTGCGGGTGCTACACGGCCGGTCGCCGAAATCGTCTTCATCGATGGACAGTGATTTATCTTGCTCCCGATAGGAGTGACTTTCTCGTTTGTATCGACTGCGACGAATAATCGTTCGCCCTTGACACGCGGACGCTTGGTAAAAATACCGATACCCTGGATATGACTCTCGCCGATGGTGAAATCCGGGCTATTCAGAAGACCGTACTGGTAATTCACGAGAGATGGGACGATTAGGAATTTGATGGTGATAATCGACAGCGTAAGAAAGAGGAATAGTGCGAAGATGGTTGAGAGAATGGTTGTCATAGCGTCTGACTATCCAACACTCTTATTCCGTCGTATTTATATTATACACGTATAATCTTCTTGATACGTGTGTAATGAAATGTCTGTCGCTCCTAATAGCTCATCTGTCGCTCCTCTGTCGCTCCTAATCGCCGTTCGCGGGCGAGCGCGACGCCGGTGTGCGGGCGCTCGCACTTTACTGTGACCCAGCGCCCAACTCCAGAGGAGTGCGCATCAGATCGGGAGCAAAGGTGCTCTGGTTCCAAGGGCCGATATTCAACTGGGGGTTAGGAGGCTCGGAACGAAGCTGGAGATTGGCGTTCTTCATCGTGTTGCCGATGGTGTCGATTCCAGTCAAGAACGTTGCGGAAAGGAGGTTCTGGCCTGAGAGGTCACCGCTGCCCGCGGGATTCAAACTGCCCCACTGGTTATTTGTGTCACGGGGAAGAAGGTCAGATGGATTTGCGACGGGCATATTGGTCGCGCCGGCGGGAGGAGCACCACCCTGTCCGGTCATCGCATCCACCGCGGAAAAGCCATTTGCGCCGGTTGTTGCGACGGGAACGGCCTGATGACCAGTAGCAATCTGACGGTTGTTAGCGTCACTCACCAGAGTATCCGACGGGCACGCAAACTTTTGGTCGGAGTAAGTATAGATGGCATACACGAGAACAATCGCACCCAAAAACACAAGGATTTGATTGGATCGAACGGTTCTCTCTAAATCAGACAAAAAACTCATTATTATAATTTAATTGTATATAAAATAAATGATAAAATAAATACTAACGTTTTAAATGTCATCATCGGTCTCTGAATCGAAGTCATCGAAATCGTCTAATAAATAGGATGCCTTAATCTCCTTGGCTTCCAGATAAGCGCGTATTGCTGTCTTTTTGGCTTCTTGTGCCTTCCGTTTTGCGACCTTATACATTTCGTATATGACCTCTTTGTGTTTTTTTAAGGTTACGCTGTTGTTGTTTTGTTTCCATGTCGCGGCCGTGGATGTCGCGGCGGCGCTGGCCGCCAGAGGTGGAACGTCAAATACCGGTTCTTCGGTATCAATGACATCGGATATATTTTTAAAATCAATATCTACTTCGGTACATTCAAAATGCTTTAATGTGCTAGATTCTGGCGATGCTGGTGATGCCATCGAAGCATATTCTAGACTGGATTCGGGGTTTCCGAGAGATTTATCCAAGGTTTCAATGAGTTCTTTCGCGGATATTGTCGTTCCATTGTCATTATTATCCATCGGACGCGATTGTTGGATTTCGGCGTCTTTTCCTAAAGGTTCTGCGATGTTACTACTAATAGACGTATTCGTCGTAATAACACACGTTTCAAATAACGGTAATTCAGGAATCACCAATACTTGCCGTAATATCAGCTCCATCTGAAAGCTCCTTGATGTGAATTTAATCCCATGGAATTCGATGATTGAGATGATATTATGGTGTGCGTTTACATAATCGACCGGTACTATTGAGCGGTTCTCATCGAACACTTTACATAAAAAAGGCTGAATATGTGTCTGTATTCGATTTAATTCTAAATTGACCCGTACTAGATAATTCCCCGTCTTAAATGCGCGTATCGGCGACGTAAACGAGTTTTCAATATCGCTTTTATCGAGCTCTTGTGTGAACCACAGATGCCGTTTCTCGTAAAGTAATTCTATCGACCGTTTTTCTAAATCCGCAATCCATTCAATGAACTCGGCGTCGTGTTCGTTCTCCCCCGTGAATAATATGTCGATATGTGCCTTCTTACCGGCCACAACGACACCTTGCTTTGACAGCGTTTTCGGTGTCTGAATATATAGCGGTTTTTTACTGTCATAATACGCGTATTTTGTTAAATACGAACCACCGGGGATATTGTTAGGCGGTGATAAATGTAGGTGGCTGAATTGAAATGTATCGTTGGGGTGATATACTTCCATATTTAGGCGAAGTTAGGTAGTATGTATACGAATGTAACCCGGTCGTTAAATTAGTATTATTAGGCAATATATTATTAGGTTATTAATTACGCTATAATCAATCAATGGCAAACTCCTAAATCATCGCACCCTTCTGTAACGATAAAATCGCCTAGGTGGGCTAGAAGCATCGGTGCGACAGACTGTGCTGCGTCATTACACATCGCCTGGACGCTCTCTGGTAATACCGAACACACCTTTTCAATATCCGCGGTAACGAAGGCGATTACTTTAGGATTATGTAGGACAGTTTGGTTGAGTCCGTTGGCTAGATATTCGCAGGCGGCGCACTCAAGGGGGTACCGCCCCCCTACGGCGGAAGCTGCGACGCTCGATAGGTGGGGATTGGCGGCGCCAGTGTAGGCGGATTGGTTGTGCTGGGCGGCGGTGTCGTGGGGGTACCGCCCCCCTACGGCGGAAGCTGCGCTCGATATGTTGTTCTGGGCGGTGGCGTTGATGTATTCGGTGGGAATGTCGTTATTGAGTGGCACGATCGCCGCATCCGCGCGTCCAAATGGAAACAATGGGATATTGATTATCGTTTCCGGTAATACAATAAGGCCGAGGCCTAGAAGGAGAATAATCGGGGATATCTTCATTGTGGGGGTCGTATATGTATATTTACCATAAAATATTATAACAATATCACTTACAAAATGTTTTTTTCATTGTTTAATATATAACGTAATAATGCCTTCTCGTTCTCGTTCTCGTTCTAGTAAACAAAATAAGCGCAAGTGCGCCCAGAAGGGAGGCAGTGATGGAACTCCACAAGTCCCCCAAATATCCGAAGCAACTTTAAAGCAGGCCGGTGAAATCGCCCAGAAACTTTTAGGGCAATCTATGCAACAGGGTAACAACAACGCACAAACTGGTGGTAGCGCTTCCGGCGCAGCCCCACAGTCGGGCGCTTCTTCTTCTTCTGCTTCTGCGCCGGTTCAAAACGCGATGGTTGGAGGTGCTGTCGCCGGCGCTGTTGCCGGTGCTGCTGTTGCCGAGGCCGCTGAAACCAAGTCCGCGTTGAATATGTCTCCTCTCGTCGGTGGTGGTCGCAAGCGCAAGCGCCAGAGCAAGAAAGACAGTGAGAGCCAGAGCCAGAGCCAGAGTCAGAACCAGACAGGCGGTATGGTTCCCGGTCTTATGGCCGCCGTTGAGACTGCGCTGGTTCCTTTAGGTCTGTATCTCGGTCAGAAGGCACTTCAGTCACGCAGGTCTGGCAAATCTTTCGCCCGTTCTTTTAATTCCCGCAAATTCTCTCGTAGGAATAGGTCTAGCCGTCGCAGGTAAATCCGCTCGGCTCGGCTCCGCTCGGCTCCGCTCGGCTCCGCTCCGCTTCGTATAATAATATAAACGCAACTGTTTCTATTATTATATTATAATCCATCCGTTTCACACATTCGTTATGAACCCAACCTCTATTCTTACCGCCACCTACGCAACTCCACCAACGCTTGAGAGCAAAATTAAACGCTGGGTAGAGTTAGATAATCATATTAAGGAAAGCGCCGACTCGTTCAAGGATATTCGCACCGAGAAGTCTATCATCCATGACGAGATTATTGAACTCGTTGAAGAAAAGCAGCTCGAAAAAGCGACCGTAAATATATCCGATGGTAAACTGAAGTTCGTCGCTGCGAAACATACCGCACCGCTTACGCTCACATATATCGAGAAATGTCTCGCCGAATTGATAACCAACGGAAAGCAGGTTGAGCAGATTATGGCGTATATTAAGAAAAACCGCGAGTCGAAAACAACGACAGAGATTAAGCGGGTTTATAATGAGAAACCGTCTTCCGCGAAGAAGGGTGACGCTACGGGAGATGACAATGAGGAGACGGAATAAGCGGCTGAACCGGCGGAAAATACACGAAATAATAATACATACTTATTTCAGTAGCAGTGAAATAAGTATTTGAACAACAATGTCATCTAAAATCAGTCCATTTTTCAATCCAGCAGAGCATTTGGTTTTTCATCAAGATAAAGAAGGAAATATGATGGGGGGGGGATATCGTGTGAATAATTTGCTTTATCAACATAAGATGCCGTTGTTTGTTTCTGTTGGCGCGGGGGCGGGCGCACAGACTGGCGGCGCCGCCGCCGACGGTGGTAGTGAGCCGCATTTCATCCCCGATAAATTCAGTGACCTCTTTCGCGATTTAGCGGTTCCTGCTGGGTTGTTTATGATGCCAGCGATGTTCCGGCCGCGCAATTATGCGTTCGAAGTGCCGGAGGCCGATGCCTCGGCCGAGAAGTCACGTGACGACACCGACACCGGCGAGACCGGCGATAGCAGCGACGACGAGAGCGACGACGAGAGCGACGACGAGAGCGATTATAAGACGACAAAACACGCGCCCAATGATATTTTCGATACACTTCTTTCTCTCGTCGAAGCCAAGGAACGTATCCACCATGATGTGAAGACGCGCAGAAACCGAATGTCTGGTGATACGGCTTCGTTAGAAAATAAGAGAAATACAAAGAACAAGAATTCTACAAAACGTCATAGAATGAAATGAAATGGAATGAAATAAACCAGAGATTTTATCTTCATTCGAAAACAGGGCGCATTTACAACGAAATCTCGGTGATTTTCATAAAGGCATCATAATCAGCTTGCAATACTTGAACGTAATCAGTGGATGTTAAAAGTAATTTAATACTTATAATACGAGAGGCAAGCGCACCATTTGTAATAGCTCCAGAAATCGGGAATATTGTACAGCTTCTGGTTCCACCGCCAAGCTCATTTCTAAATCGTTGAACTCTTTTTGCGATTGTAGTTGGTCCGACCGTTATTTGAGATTCAAATAAATCACCATTGTATCCGTCGATGTCATAATATGCTCCATATTCTACAATAATTTTTGAGTTATTGGATTTGGGAGTATATGAATAAGACGCAATCGTGTGAGGACTATTTTCCAAAGTACAAAGCCTCTCGGTTTGCCCCATTTCGCCTGGCGTAAGGAACACTGTGTTTATGGTCTGACCTGTCGTCCACTTCGTCGGATTTACCGACCCAGACACATCAAGCCTCGCAGTGTTATACAAGACACCCGGTTGCGCTGTAATCTTATTACGAGTCCCGTCAGAAGTAATCACAGCATTGGCGGTTGAATTATAGACATCCGTCACCGGATACTGCTTATGCGAAAGGGGTTCCATCCACATCGAGAAGTTGTTTGTGTTTTGCGCGTTGGCGTTCAAGGCGCGGCCGCGCACCTTATTCATCGATAGAGACGACATTCGTGTTCTAAATGAATGAAATGAAATGGAATGAAATAATATTATATATATCATTAATATTATTATAATCTTTCTTTGATAATCTTATTTTTGATTATCTTTCTTTGATAATCTTTCTTTGATTATCTTTCTTTACAGCAAACTCCACGCCCCCTTATTAAACGGCGCAATCACGACATCATTGATTTTATCCTTCATTTGCTGGATACGCGCTTCATGTAACGGGTCATTCATCTTCCCCGCTTCATAATTCTGGATATTCGCCATCATTTTCGACGACCCCTGGTTCATCTCCGGCTTGGGACCATAACAATTCACACCTGCCTTCATAGAGGCATCGTCGATATGTCCACCATTGATACCCGGCCGCCCGCAACTCTTCTTCTTCGCCGGGTCGGTACTCTTCTGAAGCTCATCCCAGGTTGCCTTTTGGGTCGGGTAAAGAATCATCTGGTTATCGGACCAGCCATACGAACACCACTCCGCGCCGGATTTATGCGCCTCGTCCATCTGGTCAATATTCGCCAATTTCGCGCCATAGGCTTCGCATAACGCCTTCGCATTATCATAATCATAAATACTGGCGGGAATATGGAATACCTGCTTGCGCATTTTGAGAGATGGACCAGCGCCTAAATCGCCTGTTGCGGTCGGTTCGGCAGGGACTGCCTCGGATATCGCGATTTTAGGTGTTGTCGAAAATAGATTCGACAGTTCGGTAGTTATATTCGTGTTGAAAAAATACTGGAATCCGTTAAGTAATACAATGACGATAAAAATGGCCCACAACAAGATTTCAAGAATGGATGTATTTGCGAATATCGTGGTTTCATTATTGTCACCGCCACTCCCTAAAGCATATATAACAAAATAGAACATACCGATTACAATAAGAACGATAATGATAACCCGCGGTTTTATTACCGCGTCGAGTTTATCATCTAACCATCCAAATATACCACTCACATTATTAAGATGCGGCATGCCGCCGCCTCCGCCTCCGGATGTTGGATTACGCGGATTCATATTACTATTATCAGTATACAAATTATATATATTATAGTTTGATAGAACCTACCTACTGTGCGGCCGGCCGTTTACGGTAAAACAGGCAATACGGAATATTACTTGTAATGGCATCACTCTTGATATCCGTTTGTTTCACGGTTTCATCGTTGAAATTATACCAAATGTCATCCGCCGACCTGATTGTCGCAGTATAGTGCCCGCTTTTACTAAAATTACCGTGATGGTTACAAACCGCGTACAAATCGTAAATATAGCTTTCGCGTTTATATCCGCGGACGAACGCGCTTAAATCTAAACTATGAAGCGGGATTTCGACCGGGATTGTTATCTTCGTGGGTCCACGCTCGGTATATTGGACGCGTTTCAAATCAATAATCATGATATTCGGTAGACTCCAATACATAATGCGCTTCTGGACGGCCTGGTATTGCTTGGTTTCTTCATTGAACCACGCATTTTCGCCTTCCATTCGCTCGCCTTCGCAGTAATGCGCGAAACAATCGTATAATGTCGGAATACGTGTTTTGCCGGTGGTTGGGTTTTCTACCAACGGGATAGAGAGCGAAATAATAGAGAATGGCTCCGGTGATAAACTCAAGATAGTATCGACTGAAAAATCTGTGTCGCCGCCGGTGTGTAGTTTCTCAATCACCGACATCTGAATCCCGTAGAAAATATTCAACATCTCCGAATAATTCTTCGTATACATCTGCTTCATCATCTCGTAGCATTTCTTTCCCACGATGTCTTTATCGTTATTTACATTCCCCGTTATCGTCATATTCACTTCTCTCGCAAGAGCCATATGAAACGAATCCATCATAAACATCAGGAACTCCTGGACGTCGTTTTGCGAATTCTGGGTGAAGAGCTCCTGGTTCTTCAGGCGCGCGATTTGTTTCATCGACGCCATAAATCCGCCGGGGGATACGACGCAGTTTTCGCTCCACATGAGGGTTCGCAGTTTATCCCATTCCGTCAATAATACCGCGTCTGGCTTCTTCGTAAGCCGCTTCTTGTATTTGTCGTCGTTTAAAAACCGGTTCAGTTCGTAGGTATGTGAAAGCGCCTGGAGACACGAATTCACGAAACATGTGTTCCCCATATTCATTAGCCCGGTGATGCCTTTGCCGGCGAAATCGGGGAATCGATGTGCGGGCGGCGATGCGGGCGCGTGTGTCATTTATATATCGAGTAATATTGATATTCTTTGTATAATACTAAATTTATACGTTTAAGTTTTCTTTATGTAAAACGGATATAGAGAAATAGTTCATATTATTATAATCCTAGTCTTAGTCTTAGTCTTAGTCTTAGTCTTAGTCCTAATCTTAGTCCTAGTCCTAGTCCTAGTCTTAGTCTTATTCCTTATGAACCCGCCGCCGCCGCCGTCGAACCGTATGATGGCAGACGGAGATAGAACCAGTAGTCGCTATTACGAGAGATTTCACCTGAACCAGTTTTATAATGCTGTAGAAGACGAACAATTGTATACGGATGAATATACGAATATGTTACACTCATATAATGAGTTCATCGTAAATGGAAACGCGATGTTTACACGGATGGAACAGGCTCTTCGCGCCAATTTGGACCGGTCTATCACCAGGCAATCGTTTTATTATCACCGGTATTCTGATATTCGCAGGATAAGAAGTCCGGATGAGGCGATTTATCATTTCGCGCCGGTGACTGCTCCCGTGGCGGCGTCTAGTCCTCTGGCTGCTCCCGTGGCTGCTCCGGTGGCTGCTCCGGTGGCTGCTCCGGTGGCTGCTACTGCTCCCGCGCCCGCGGATGCTTCACGTCGTTCTAGAGTAGGTGACGCATTTGGACGTATGTTGTCAAATTATTTGACTGCTGAAAATAATAGGAATGCGCGAGAACCCGGAGCCATAGCCGGGACTTCGGCCGGGACCGGGACCGGGACGGCGGCCCCGAATACGAACCTGTTTTCAATGTTATACACATACGCACAACCTATTGTGTTCGGTGCTGCGAACGCAGTCGCCTCCGCCGCCGCTGCCACGGCAGAAGCAGGGCCATCCGCGGCTACAATAAACCGCGCGACATTGAATACGACGTACGCGAGTATTGTATCTCCTGTAAATTCAACTTGCCCTATCTCGAGAGATGAATTCGAAGACAACAGCGAGATAACCATGATACGCGGATGTAACCATATTTTCAATCGGGCTAGTTTACGTGAATGGTTTGTCAATCATTCTACATGTCCGATGTGCCGGAACGATATACACAATTACCGCGAAGATGTAAGCAACATTTACTCGCGCATTATGGATAATTCCCGCAATTTTACGAATATGGAGATTAACAATATCACGAACGATAGTGTAACATTTTCTTATGATTTACCGCCAATATACAATAGATACAATGATGAAGAGATATACCGCGATATTTTGACTGCGGTGGCTGGTACGGCCGCGACGACGACGACGACGACGCAAGCACCGCCGGCGGTGACGCGTGATTATCGTTACGACAACCCCGACAATGACCACGACAGTCACGATTATATGGAGGTGGATTAAAAAAATGGACGCATGGACACGCCCGAATGCGTGGTTATTTACCACCACGGAACCAATCCGTAATCGGGCGATTTCCTTTATTCAAATTGTCCGCTTTCACTAAATACTCATCGAATAACAGCGATTTCACTTCCTTATGTCGCATCTCTGTTATTTTCTTCTCGCGTTTGACGGGGTCGTCTATCGTGGACGCCACCGTCTCTAGGATATCCAAGAAGCGCCCCTTCTTCTTTTGAAACGCCGGTAATTGCTCCAATACAAGCGCGAATAATTGCTGGACCGGTTTCATAATCTGGTTCGTGATATAGAACGAATAATTCAATTGAAGTCGTTGGGCGTGGATATATTCCGGATGCTCTATCTTATCGCCTTGAAGCGCACCCTTCGTGTCGTTGTGAATATATGCGTAGGGGATACGGTCGCCAGTATTCGGTTTGTTTCCAGGGTCGCGCACACCCATCCTATCCGCCAAGACCTTGTGCGCGATTTGCGCGGGGTTCTTATAATCCGACCGCAGCGATTTGGTGATAATCAGTTTTTCTATCGGGCATTTCTGGTCGACCATATACTGGAGCTTCTCGCGGAGGAACGCGATGGCCCGGTCGATATTTTGCTCCTTCATCAGAATATCGATAATCCCGCCGTAGATTTCCTTCACAATCGGCGCATTGTCGCGGCGTTTCAGCACGATACCCATACTCTTCAGTTTCCCCTTATTCGGGTTTTGCTCGTAATACACACCAACGTATCCTTTCTTACGAAGTAGCGCGAAGGGGCAAATCGTCTTCTCATATACCCACCCATGCGGCGCTTTCAAGAACCGCGAAGAATAATCGCCGACCTGTTTCGCGAGTTCAATCGTGATTTCAATCGCGTCTTTCCCGCGGATAGGCGCACCCTCCGGCGTCGCGAGATTAAACGTGAAGAACACACTGTCCGTATCTCCGTAAATATACTCCGCCTTGGAATGGACGAGGGGGTACTTCGGGTGCGATGTCCGCAGCATAATATCGCCATACGCTTCTTCCACGACGCGGCGCGCATACGTCAGGAGTTTGCGTCCCGTCGCAGTCGTAGAAGCGGCCACATCCACTTCATAGAACGTGCTTGTTTTCGCACCACATTGCCCGTATAACGAATTCGCAGTGACTTTATAACCGAGCTGTCGCTTATCCAGGATATTCGCCATAAAGGGGTCGGCCTGTTTTTCCGCGAGCTTGCGGGTTGTTTTACGCGCGACGAGCAGTTCTTCCAGAATCGACGGCATAATCCCCTTCTCGCCTTCGGGGAATTGCGCGAACCGGCACACTTTCGTTCCGCATTTGACTTTCACGGCCGCCGCCGCAGTCCTCGTCGCGGATTTCGGGCGTGTCCATTTGTAGGTGTCATACGTAATATCCACGTATTTATATCCGCGCAGATTATCGTATTCTACCTCCCCCGTCTCGTGCGTAAGCACACCGTCCAGGTCGTATTCCTTCGTCCACACTTTACTATCATGCGACAGATTCTCGCTAATCATCGACGACGGATACAGTGACGAATAATCATTACACGCGACTGGATTGTCCAGATACAGACCGCATTTCGGCGGCAGGACAATCGCGCCTTCATATCCCGACTCACTACGGTCCTTGTCAATGACGGGCATGAGTGTATCTTTCTCGCGACACTTCATCGCCACATAACTCGTGAGTTTGATGCCTTGACCGCGCATAACGAGGAAACTGATAGGGACGCTACAGATTTTCGCCATTTCGACGTAACCAGTAATAATATCGATTTTGTTCATGAGATGGTGGACGAGATTACAATCCTGAATACAGTATTTCGCGATAATCGCGCGTTCGCGGGGGCCTTCATTCGTCATCCGGAAGATATCTTGCGGGCTTACATCGTCTTTGGCGAGACCCCACCGCACCATTGTTTTCATATCGGGGGTTACGCATCCCTGGACGTCGAATGACCCTGCGCCCGCCGCCGTGACCTTGAACTTGAATCCATCTTTATATAAATCCGTCGAATGATTGGTTTGCTCGAACTTGACGAAATTGCCCGCATCAAGTCCCACCAGATTGTTCGAATATACACGCGTCGTATCCGTGGCGGGGTCATATTCCACGTTTTTTACGGCATCGCCGATGAAGTAACTCGATACATCATCCAGTTTATACGACGAGAGATTGAAATCGCGGCGCAAATAATTGTAGACATCCACTTGAAGTCGGCCGGTCATTTTGATATAATGAAGGTCGTATTGACCGCTAGCGAGTGCGATTTTCGTCTGTTCAATGGCGACATTATCGGCCGTTATTTCCGTATTGGCGTTGACGAATCTGCCGCCACCGCCGCCGCCGCCGCCCGCATTCCCGCAAAACTCCCCTTCATTGCGCGACAGTTTCAGGAACTCCTCATAACACCCCGTCTCCACCGCGCGTCGAAACATGAACTGGTAATCAAAACCGAAGATGTTATAGCCAATAATAATATCCGGGTTCTCCTTCTGGATAAGACGCGTCCACGCGAGCAACACATCCGCCTCTGTTGTATACGACTCAATCTCGGAATTCAGCACTTCGTCGTGTAGGTCGTCGCATGTGTCGAGGGCGATACAGTTGTTCAGGTAGGGGCGATTGCCGTTTTGGCCATATTTGACGAATGTCGAACCGATAAATGTGACCTTGTCGCCCTCTACTTTCGGGAAGATAGAGCCGAGTGTATCACTGACAATCGTTATTTTGGTTTCGCGGCTGTGTTTGGGATTGTTGAGAAGATTGGCGAATTTCACGGAGAGATCGGCGGCGGTCGGTGCGGACCCTGCGGACCCTGCGGACGCGGTCTTCGGTTTTGCTTTAGTGAATGGTGTATCGTCATCGATACACTCCGCACCGGCGCCGGCTCCTGCGTCGGCTCCTGCGTCGCTATCGCTATCACTGTCATTGTCATTGCCGGCTTTCGCATCAGCAGCACTCGCCGTCGCCGCTGCGGCCTTCGCTGCCTCCGCTATCTGGACGAACATCTGCTCGATGGTATTATCGCGTTCGATGATTTCGTGCTTAATCAAATGCCGGAGCTCTTTTGTCACTACCAGACGACACAACCGTGCCATATCCGCCTCTTTCGGGCGGCGTTTCGGATAGATGGTCTCGATACCTGCGTATTTCGCGCGACCTTGAAATGAATACTGGAATGCGGTATAAATCATATGGAGGATGTCATCATCGGTGATATCTTCGTCGGCGGTGGCGGCGGTGGCGGCGGCGGCGCGTTTGGCGATAACAGCGTCCACGATATTCGCCGCCAGTTTCTTGTATGTCTTTACCGGAATCGGGAAATCGCCGTGACTGCTACTGGCTTCAATATCAAAACTACATATTTTATACGGGACAACGGTCTCCTTGTCGTTTTGGGGGATAATGTCTTCGAATGACAGGCGGTATTCATACTGGCATGTCGTCGTGAATTTCTCAATCAACCGCGTCTTTTTCGTGGAAAACTGGACCCAACCCGAGGGACTGATTTTCTGGATATGGAAGAAACGCAGGATGGGCGGAATATTGGCTTCATAGATGGTGATGTTCGTATTCGCGAAATTGTAGCCGTCGGGTTTCAGTGCGCGCGTCTTTCCGTCGCGTGCCGTATAAATATCGTAAAACCAGAGATTCTTGACGCGGTTCATCACTATCGTGTTTTTGAATACAAGCAGGATGAATTTGTGGTTTTTACCGCCGTCAAACCCGTATAGTTTCCGCTTCTCTATAATCTCGCATTTCTCCGCTATAATACTGTTTTCGTAGAAACGGCTCTTTATGTTCTTTTTTAGGTCGCGGATGAACGCGGTTTTGGTGGTATTGGTCCAATGGTCTGCGACCTTGACGTAGAAGAAGGGGAGGTAATCATCCACGAAAATGGAACAGGTTTCGCCTTGTTCGTTGATACCGAACATCTGGATTTGGAATTGCTTTGTATCGATGGATACGTCGGTGTCGCCGCCGCCGCCGCCGCCGCTGGTGCGGCCTTTGCCTTCGTCGCCTGTACTGTCGCCTTCCGGTTCTGACGCCGAACCCGAACCCGAACCGGACTGATGATTTGTGATTGCTGTTTCGCGGACATGGAAATCAATCAAACGAAAGCTATTATTATCATCGGCGGATGCCGGTGCGGCCGTCGCTACTGGTGCCGTCTTCATTGGCTTTTTTACAATCTTGAATTTCTTCGCGGGTGTCGATGTAGGCATTTGGCGTGTCTGTTGAATACAATACAATAATTGTCCTTGTGTTGTATTCATTTAAAAAATCTTTATTTCAATTTTACAATTTCGTTTGATAATACAGTGTATCGAAATCGATACACGCACCCTATTCAAAACTCTTAACTGCGGCACGTGCTTCCTCCCTGATATGGATATTGATAGGGTCATTTGCTACCGACGGAATGAAGATAACAGATAAATAAAATATCGCGGAAAATGCTAAATATGCGACGAGAACCCATGAAACCCAATGCCACTTGAAGCACGTTTTATTCGCGACCCATACCATAATCACCGAGATGATCGCGTTCATAATGAACACTACTAAATTTGTTCCAACCAAATAAATATCTGCGATATTGGCGATAATCACCAATACTAAAACCACCGACGCAAGCGGGCAGATTGTGAAATGAAGGTTCATCTGAGGTGTATATGAATAATATATATATATTCGAGAGAATATTATTATTATACGTAAAGGGTGTAAAGGACCTAAAGGATTTAAAGGATTACGTGCGTAAATATGCCGGTATTTGTCTCGTATGGTGGCGACCCGGTGTCGGATTGCGTGATTTAACGCTTCGTTGATGCTGCTGCTTCATGGATTTATGGAACCGGCGTAATGATTTGCGATGAAATAATTTGAATTTGGTTCTCGCATGCTTGGTGATACGTTTGATGGTGCTATGTTTGTCGTCGGCGTGGGCGTCGTCGTGGGCGTGGGCGTCGGCACTAGGCTTCTTCACCAACCCGAACTTCGGATGCGCGACAACCCATTCCAATAGTTTGTCATAAACGCGTTCCCCCGAATATTCCTGACCACGCTGACCTTTGCTAACATACATGATGCTGGGGACGCCATTAATATCTTTAGGTATATGCTTTATGCCGCGAATAACGGGGTCAGTATCATCCAGGGCTTTAATTTGGACGTTCGCAATCGTAAGAACGCAATCTGGGTTTTTACAGGTATAATTGGCTTTCAATTCGTCGATGAGTTTATTCCAATCAGCAGCCATATTCTGGCAATGTCCGCACCATTTCGCATAGATTTTTACGAGTAATCCGTGGGTTTCTGGATGTTCGAGCGCTTCTTTCGCGCAGGCATTTAGTTCATTTATGTTTTTTTTACGATTGACCTCTATGGTTTTTATCATCTTATATAGTATATAGTATTTGTATATAGTATTCGTATATAATAAATACTTTCCGGTCCTAATGAGTATTTGCGAACGTTCCATAAAAGCTATGAATACGGGTTTCAACGAAGTAAAAATGTTCGGGGTAATTGTTAAATACTCGCCGCTGTTACGAACTGCGCTTGTCGTTATATTATTTTTGATTGGAGCATTTATCACATACAGAACGCGGTCCAAGGCGACTTTACCCGAAGGGTTTATAAATGTCGAGTCCGACGCCCAACCTAGGCGCGAACTTCGGACGGTGGTGTCCGACGCTGAATCTAAGACCGATGGAGCGAATACGGAAGGGTTCGATGGACACGGCGGCAGCGGCAGCGGCAGCGAGGGAGCGCCAGCACCGCCGAGTTTCGAATCGACCAATAGCCAGCGATGCCCGAATATCTTAATCCAACACGGAAACGAAATCTTTCTATACAATTCTAAAGTCGAGAAAGTCCCAGGTGTAAACCCGATCCGATTCAAAAGTTTAGAAGATTATTCGGAATTCATGGATTGGTTACAGGGACGCGGGATTCGCTGCCCCATTTTATTCCTTCAGTTTTCGTATGACGCACAGGGCAATGCCGTGTATAAGATGCGGCCGTCGCCGGTTGATTTACAGGGCGGGCTTTCGCCCAATGTGCCGTATTCGCCCGCACCCGCCGCGCTTGTCCAGATGATGGATGCTTCGCGGGATAACCCGCCCTTCAATAATGAAATGTATTCGGGATTCGACCCTCTGAACTTCAATATGGGCGATTATACTACACAGGACGCCGATTTTCGCGCGAAGGAGCTCACAATGAAGTATAGCGATAACCCGATGGATGCGAATTGGGGTGGGACGCAGTATTCGGATTCGGTCGTTGCGTCGGGGGCGTATATCGACAGGACGCGCCCCGATGCCGCGCGGTCAGATACATCCTCGCTCGTTCCGATGCGCGTTCCTGCTGCGAATGAAAAATACCGGAACCCAATGTATGCGGGGGATGCGGTTTCGCGCGGTCGGGGCGCGGATGTGGAATGGGGGAAGGCGCGCCAACCAGCGGCGTAATATAGTGTATCCGTAATAAATACTAAATTATAATATCATGTAGATTATTATTACATGATATGACATCGACCAGTGAAGAAGTGGAATGTTTTCGGCAGCCAAATGGCGGATTTTCGCCGGAGAAGCGATATGAATATACATACTCTACACGGAGGTCGTTCGAATATATTCCTGCGCTGTGTCGAGAAGACTTTCGGTATTTTACTACAAAACCGTATATTTATGCTGGGGTATGGCTACGCAGCGAGCAGCGCGGGTTCGGGGACGGCGGTGATTATTGGGAGGTGTTTCGTAACGACGACGACGACGACGACGACGACGACGACGACGGCACCGAGAAAATCGTATCATGGGATTATAATGGGACATTATGTTGGCGTGAGTGTGCCACGGCCGACGCAGCCACCGCCGACGCAGCCACCGCCGACGCAGTCGTAGCCGAAATCCTCGATGAAATCCTAGATGAAACCATCGAGAGTGTATCGAAAACGACACACCATATCGACGAACCGGCGCCGGCACCGCCACCGCCCCCTACGGCACAATGGTCGTTATTTGAATGTATATTCGGCCAATCATCGAAATGCGGGTTATTTGATAAGGCCGAAATAACAACAATGGAAGCGAAACACTGCGTTCATCCGAATATCGCGGAATTTTGGTGCTTTATAACATCGTTTTTTTATGGGAGTAGTTTACTTCTTTATTACGTGAAAGAAGAAGACTGGTTTGAAAAATGGTGCGAAGAAGCGGCACTACCAGGATATATACATTTATCCATATGGGGGTCGGTCGTTGTTATGATATGTTCGTTGATTTACCACTCGACTTTGTTTGAACTAACCGGGTGTATTGATTGCTTTTTCGCGTCGTTTGTATTTGCGTCTGTTACAATGTCGACGTTTGGAGTTAGGCTCGAGTCACAACTAATATTATTGGCGTTGTTTGGTATTGCATATATTATGATGTGGCGATATAGCACGCGAATCGCTCTCATCGGTGTTTGTCTAGTGTTTCCGTTTACAATATTCGCATGTTATCATTGTAAATCATATTACGGGCTGGTGATAGGAATATTGATTAGCGCAGGTGCGGTGTGTTTTCTATTGGATAGACTGGGATATGCGCCATTTCATTCATTATGGCATATATTGTCGTCATTGGCAATGTTTATGTCATTGTATCACGTCATCGTATATGGGCCGGTGCTGGCATCGTCCATTATTCCGCTTCCTCTCTCGTCCGATTATTGCGCTTTCTCACTCGTCCGATAATTCCGCTTCACTTCGTTTCGCTCCATTACGTCCTCGTTCGGGCTTCGCTTAATGAATTCGACGTCTGATTTATTCATAAGTAATCATTGAGTTGTTTATAATTCAACTTAAGATAGAGGAAGACCCGAACGAGGGAGTTATGGAGCGAACGGAGTGAAGCGAAATAACGTAGGAGTGAGGACTCCGAGTGAAAAGAAGTGGAGCAACATCGTGACTTTGTCGCGATGGTTGCGCAACGACTTTTCACGAGGAATCGATATACCGAGCACATTCTTCTAAAGTTAACTTGAACTTATTCATCGTATTCAATTCATTCATATGCCGGATGATGTCTTCCATCTTCCCTTCGCCGTGGACTTCTCGAGAGACGCTTTTGAGAGAATTGACAATCTTCGCATTCACCCACTGGTCCATATTCTCGATGATTTTGTTATAATGATTATAATGCGAATCCATATTCAGGGACTTCTGGGTCTTCGTCGCGAGTTCTTCCTGGCGCTTGGCGATGGTGATAATATCGCCGTCGTTTTCGTCTTCGAGCGGGTCGGTGGTGCCTTTCTTGGAATTCCGGTTACTGAGACCTTCAATCATTCCGATATGATTACGGAAAATATACTGGATTGCGACCAGTGCGACGATGATAAAGATGCCTAAAACGACGTATTTGGCGAGGGTGTCGGTGGATTGGTCATTTGGGTTTGGTAGGATGGCGTTCATTGTGGAATTGAAATAATATACTACTGAAATAGTATTAGATTATTTTATTAGTTGTGACGACGACTTTTGCGGCGTTTGATTGTGCGATTGTGTTTGCGGTATGATTTGCGGTGTTTGATGGTTGCGTGTTTGGTGGATTTCGAGGAACGTTTGTGCTTATTTGTGTATTGGGTGCGACGGTGGTTGCGACGGTGGCGACGACGACTGCGGGTGGATGAGCCGCCGAGACTGGCGAGACTGGCGAGACTGGCTTCAGTAGCGGGAAATAATTCTCGTGATACACTTACACCTGCACCTTCACCTTCACCTTCACCTTTGGGTGGTTGTTTCAGTTGTGTATCTGGTGAGGTTCCCAGAGGAGGTGAAACGTCTACTAAGCCTTGGGTAGATCCTTGTGAAACCGACGCCATAGGGTCATATTCTGCGAATTCTACCTTCAACAAATCATACGTAGCCATTGGATCAACTGGGAGTAGTTCTATGTCGTCTTTGTCAGATTCTTTGAATATTTTCACCTCAACCTCACTAAAATATTGAATCTTATCTGTCTCGCTATATGGTTTATATGGTTTTATAATGAGTGACAATACTAGTAAATCTATTATTAAAGAACGCGTCAAATCAGATTGGGTAGGTTGTGTATATAGACTAATATCTCCTCCTATTTTCGTGAGTACCGTTGGAAATAATGGTAAAATAACCGGCAGTTGTACTGGTTCGAGTGGTAGTAGACGCGAAAATATTGTAAATAAACGCTCAATTAAAATGATTGGATTTAATTCATGCTCATAATCATACGTATAATCATACATATGTCCTGAAAGTTTCATATCCATTAAAGAATTTACATATCTAGATACAATAACGATAAACATGTCATATATCATATCTATCTTGCCCAGGGGGGGATCGGTTAATAATTGTGAGCCTCGTTCAATAATTTGTTGAATGGGTAGAACATCAAAGTTACCATCACCGTAGAATATCAAATTTCGAATGAGAGAACAACATATTTGAGAACTTAAATTGTGATATATTATATTAAGTTCTTCATTTTCAAGAATACCCCCCGCACCACCTTTCATAATGGTGCGTTTTCCACCAGCAGTCATCTCACCGCCGCCAGCAGCAGCATCAAGAACCTCGCTACCAGCAGCAGTAACTACTTTAGTAGCATTCTGCTCAAGAACATTGCCACCAGCAGCAGACTCACGAGCACTGCCATCATCCATATCACCCCTCGCACCAGCATCAACAGCACCCCCTTCACGAATTATAATAGCACCCATTTCCAATGCTTCGGTCAATAACGCAGCTAACTTATCTATTCCATCTAATTCAGGAATCTCTTTAATCTTGCGTAACATTTGTAATAGCACAAAAGCTTTTTGTGTGTTCTCAATTTTCATTTCTGAAAAACGGGTCATTACATATTCGAGTTCTTTATAAAGCCCTGAATTTTTTATATCTTGAATGAATCGCGTTTTGAATCTGTCATTGACTATCTTTTTCGAGTCATCCAATTTTGTTAATGATATTAATAATCTTCCGTACATACTTCCATTAAAACCAAATGGAGAAAATGGTTGACGACAATTAAAATAATCGACAGTGGTCGCTTTGGTAATCATAGCCGCTATCGCAGTAGGTTCAATATTTTTTGAGATTTTACCATTAAATAATAATAGTAATTGTTCATTAAACGAGTTCATTTTTTTTAATTCTGGAATACAGGGTTCTAATTTGTCCCGCAGTTTTTGGTCTGGTGCGCCCGAGTCCGCATATATCGTTAATTCGTCCCAATTTGTTTGAATTAATTCGACGTTAATACCTACAGCAGCACGACAACAACCATCTACTAGTTTTAATAGTCCAGTTACTTCGACAGAGGCTAACGCACAAACAACTATTTTACACAGTTGTTCGGGTGGAGGAGAAACGCCAAGTGATTTTTTGTTTTTGGTTAAACTGTCATTTAGATATTTACGAACGTTCGTTAATGCGGTTTCTATTGGTTTCCAGTTCTTCACCACGTCTTCGCCTTCTATCTGTTTTATTAATATTAACATACTTGATATGTCTTCGAGTTCTTTCATCATAATCGTTTCTTGTTTGCGTTCTTCTTCAATAATTGCTTGTTCTTCGGCTGATAATTCCTCGGCAGTTTGAATTGGAATAAATATTTCGCATGTCGTGCCATACGCTAATTCACTAACACACCCCCTCAAATACGCATGAAGCGCACAAAGGCGGTCACATGTCAAAAAATCCCAATGGTCAAAAAGTCCGCGTTGTGTGTTTTTTAAATAAATCATAGCTTCGAATTGTGATATATCACCCATTCCTTTAAGCGCTAATGCCCATCCACGAATTAATAGACTTGTGACGTATTCTATATGTTCTTTACCCGGTTTCAATAGTATCCCATTAGAATCCGTGATCGTACAATTGAACATATTTAAATGAACCCGTGGAGGAGTAGTAAATGTTTTCTTACTACCTTTGGCGGCGGGGGTGTAGAGTTCTTGAAAAAATAACATAATATCGGATACCGATGGACCCTGACCGATATCACGTAAGTTATATCTAATTGTGAACCCTTTTTCACTATCAAAAACTACTATATCAAAATCTTGAACTTTAGAATTAAATTCTCGGGTTTCAAACCATACACTTATACCTTCATTCGCACAAAATGGAATATTTTCTGGGTCAACCGCAAAGAAGTAAAATTTACGCCCACCCTCCTCCACAACCTCCTCTCCGACTCCAAAATATCTAGTTTGTCTTGGAAAAATAGATGATTGTGGTGATGAATCGCTCTTTGTTGCTTGTGTCATACAATGGTGTACTTGTACTAATCCTGAAAATGCTTTACTAACGACGAATCCATGACCTCCGTCTAGAAACAGCCCAACAGTCTCCTTGCCGTTATAACCTTTAAATTTTAATTTCAAAAGCTTCATGCCCAGTTCGTTTTTTTTATTTTTTAATAATCCCGATAATGTTCCATTATCGTCCGATATTTTAAAATGATTAAATTTCTTTCTATATTCTTCCAATTTTCCGTCGGATGCATCCATTAATTCAGAATAATCTAATAAACATGTTCTTAAATAAGGTTGGACATCGGGAAATAAACTGTGACCAATTGTCTTTCTTTGTAAAAAATAATCGTGTGCGTGACGTTCAATATTGCTCGCAGCTTTAACGCATGCAAACGGTAGACCTTGTGTTGGCTTTATCGTTGTTAATAATTTTATTAGTTCATTTGGAAACTCCTCTGGTAACACTTTGAATCCAAGCGTGTCATTATATAATTTACATAAATATTTGTGAACAATGTCCTCGGCGGCTGTTAGCGATTCGATTCTCGCATGTAATAAATCATGTAAGGAATCTAACCATGATAAGACTGATCTAGGTGGTAATGTCATACACCTCGTTTTGGTGTCGGGGGAGGTTCGAGCTTTTTCTATCGCATCCATTAACATCTTCGTCATAATTATCAACTCTTCCTTTGTGCTCAATGGCTGTTGTTTCGGATTTGGCTTTTTTTCTAGTTCTAATGATGGTTCTGCTACTTGTCCTCCTGCTGCGTATCCTCTTGCTTTACTTTTTAGTGGTTGCCGTGGATGTTCATGTTCAACTGGTGTGGATAATCCGAATAGTGCTGGTGATTTCGAGGGTGCGCCTGATAATAGTTCTTTTACTAGTCCTGCTGGTGGTTGCACTGGAGCTAGTGATAGTGAGGGTGGCATTTCCGCCGTTGCTGCTTGTAGATTATACGCATGCAATTGGGGATAACCGAGTCGCGGGTTTGTTTGTCTCAACATTTTGTCCTCTTGACTCAACAATTCGGCCTGTTGACTCCAATATGCCTGCGCTTGTTCGAGTGTCATCTGGGGGTGTAACAATTGCCCGGAACCGGTGCTCAAGGTGCGAAATGGTGGACCAACTGGGTCTATGGATCGGGTGGCGGGTAAGTTGGTGAATGTGCGTTTCAGTTCTTGTGATTCTACGCCTTGTGATTCTACGCCTTGTGATTCTTGACGTGAAGTTTTTGTCGGTTGTTGTTGTGGTGGAGAATATGGTGGTTGTGGTTGTGGTGATGGTTCTCGTGGGGAATCGATGCTGTTCATTATTATAATATTCAACCCTTATTCACTTCCTCCTACTACACTATCACGATAAAAAATAACACACCTTTTCTATCGTCGCCTTCCCTATATTCCGCTTTCCATCCCCGACGTCCTTAAAACATTCCGATACGTGTTTGAGTTTGTTTTTATTCATCGGTGACGGTGGTCTCGCGTCCGTCGCGTCCGTCGGTGTCTCATTCGTCGACACTAAATCCAAATCCATAACGGGCGCCGACATCTGCGGCGATACACTTTCTTCATAATCGTTCAATTTCCGCCTCAAATCTGCTAAAAACTCGTAGACTGACCCGCCGTATTTCTTCATAATCCCCGTCGCTATCTTCGGGCTTACCCCCGGTATCTGCGCCAGCATAATCTCGCCTATATTCTCTCGTGTAATGTAGTCTCGTTTCTCTTTCTTGGCGGCGACCTCGCTATATCTCTCGGCGGTCGCGGCGGTCTCGTCCTCGTCGCCCGGCAGTGTCGGCAGTGTCGTCGCGGGCAGTGGTGTATTTGAATATGCGGGGACCGCGGGTCCTAAAGCGCGTTCCTTCACCACCTTATCCGCAAAATGTAGAATGAACTCAGCTGTTTCGCCTACATTCATCGTGCGAATCACCGAGAACCCTTTATAATACAAAAGCGACACCATCGCGCTTTGAAGTGCTGACTTTGATATCCGGCTATGTTTTGCGTCATATCGCGCGATATCGCCTTCGATGATATAAATAATATTATGGTTATGAAAATCGGTGGTTTGTGTGAGGCGGAATGATTGCTCTTTATATCTCCCGTCTTGTATACTCGCTGCGAGGTCGTTCAGCGACTTTCTCTCGAAGAGGACAATGTCTTTCTGTTGGGATGAATCGTGGATTATAATATCCCCTAAAGGTAATCTCTCGGATTTGATTTCGTGGGTCGTCGTCGTCGGCGTCGTCTTGGCGGTGGCGGCGGCGGCGCCGAGAGATTTGCCTCTACAATTCGCTGGCGTCGGCGTCAGCGGCGGCGTCTTCTTCGGAAACGGAACTTTAATCGTCATACCATCCCCTAGATCCATCAAATAATGGTCGGGTTCCGCTGTGGTGGCGGCGGTGGGGTTTGTGGCTGGTGACACGGTGGCGGTGGCGGTGGCGGAAGCTGGCAGCAGCAAATCCAGCAAGTCTTTCTCTCGACAATCTATTTTTATAAGCATGAATGGTTTGAACGGTGTGTAAATAAATAATAATATCAAAATGTGTTTATGTTATTATTCCTCGATAACTTCGCGATGCTCGTTATAGCTTCGCGATGCTCGTTATAATTTCGGTCCTGAGTGCCTCGCCGGACTCAATCTCTCGATAAACCTAAATACAAAGTCCTTGTGCTTGGCCGGTTCGCTGATTGTGTTCCTCATTGCGAAGCTACGCATCTGACCTGTTCCCGACGGAATGGAGCCACCCTTCTTGCCACCACCACCGTTCATTGTATCGGTATGGATACCATTGGTATTGCCCGTGCTGCTAAACATAACCCTACGCGCGATTTTGCTGTTTGCCATTATTGTAGTATATAATTATAGTTATATATTTATAGCTGTATAATTATACTATCGGCGACGACAGGAGGCGCGACGACAACCGGAGGCGTTTAAGCCTTGCCTGGTGCGCAGTTCTTGGTGAATGGCTGACGACCGATACCACCCGTAAGCTTACAGTTGAAGATGAGGTTCTTCTCCTTCAAATAAGTGTACTGCTCGGCACAAGTCTTGTCACGGATTTTTGCCAGGCAGTCACATGTCATACCGTTCTGGCGGTAGGTCAGTGACGACCAGGAACCGCGACCAATCTTGGGTGCTGAACCGGGCATACTGCCGAAATGGCATCCGCTGTTCACTAATGAAGCTTTCATTGCTACTCGTTTACTTGGCATTTTAATAATAAATAACGAATTATAAATATTACAAATATAAAAAATTCGCTTAAATACAATCGTTTATAGTATATACATAGTGTTAGTATCCTGTAAATGTTTCGACTTCGTAAGAACGGTGGCAGCGGTGGCGTCGGTGGCGTCGGTGATTCATCCCATTCGTCCGATAATAATTCCGACGGTGAGAATATACTTCTAAATATAGACGAAGGTCACGACGGCTGCGGCGGTATCGCGGGGGAGAGCTCGCGTGTCGGGAAAAATATATACAACGACGACGACATTATACGAGTTGAAGACGATAAATACGTATTCAACCCATATAATAGTGAAAATGTGGAAATAACGGTGCCAGATATCGAGAAAATACTTGCTAAATATGGGGTTCCATCGCAAGTCCACAATATTGAACTTTACAAACGCGCATTCGTCCATCGGTCGTATACCCGGCGTCCTAAACTCCTGAACGAACTCGAAAATATCACGTTTGTCGACCGCCCCGATGACGCTATGCCCCTTCATACGAAGTCCAATGAACGCCTCGAATTCGTCGGTGATGGCGTGCTTGAATGTATCACGAAATACTACCTCTACCGCCGTTTTCCTAAAGAAAATGAAGGGTTTATGACCGAGAAGAAAATCGCCATCGTCAAAAATGAGGCCATCGGGAAATTCGCGCTTGAAATGGGTCTTCATCGGTGGTTCATTATTTCGAAACATTCAGAGGAAAAGAAGACGAGAACCAATCTGAAGAAGTTGGGGTGTTTGTTTGAGGCGTTTGTGGGGGCTCTGTTCCTGGATTTCAATCGTGTCCCGATTCACGACGACGATAAATGGTTTGAGAAGGTGTTTACATGCGGGCCCGGATTCCAAATCGCCCAGATATTTATCGAGTCGGTTTTCGAGAAGCATATTGATTGGACGAACCTGATTAAAAACGACGACAATTACAAGAATATTCTCCAAGTGAAAATCCAGAAAGAGTTCAAGACGACGCCGGATTATATCGAATTGTCGCGTGACCCGGATACGGGGTATGAAATGGGGTTGTTTTTATGTTTAGGACAACAAATCCACGAGGTGGCTGAACATCCTGAAACCGCGATTCCGTTTCAGTCATTGGCCGACGGATTTGCGGGGGTTCATCGTATATGCGATGCTGGTGGCGGGAAGGCGTTTATCTTCTTCGCACGCGCCGCACATAAAATCAAGAAGAAGGCTGAACAAACTACATGCGAGATGGCGATTAAATTAATTACGGGGGCTCTGTCGTCGTCGTCGTCGTCGTAGTGTAATAAATAAATATATAAGAGAAATATATCACGGTCTATTACATTCATTACATTCATTACATTCATTACATTACTATAGAACATGAGTAAAATGGATGTATTACAACAGTTGAATTTAACAGACCGTCCAAATACGCGCACAGTTTCAGATGCGAAAGAAGGACTTGTGATAAATATTGTTCGTAGATTGCCGGAGGAGATGTTTAAAAAACCGCGTAATTTGCCGGGGTATGAGACCGTTATGGCTGACAGAGCCCAGGAGTTTGAACCGGAAGCGCCTGTAGAGGGGGGCGAGCCAGGCGCCGAGTCAGGTGCTGCCGCTGCCGGTGCCGGTGGTGGAGGTGAAGCAGCCGAGTCGGGTTCGGGCGCAGCCATGATTGATAGCCGCCATACCGTGGATATCGACCGTGCGTCCATTATGACGCGAACAAAACGTGCGCGCGTTGTTCCGATTCCACGTTTGCCTCCTTCATTTTCAAGTAAATTATCACCGCAGCCTGATGTACGGGTCGGCGAAGGCGAAGGCGAAGAAGCGGGTGCCGGCGCTGCTGGTGCGGGTGAGGTTGTGAAATTAAAAGCGAGGGCTGTTTTACCCTCCGAAGAAATCGGCAAACAGTCAAAAGCGAAAGCCGCGATGGCGATTGCGGAAGCGAATGAACCGGTAGAATTCGATGTCATGCGTCCGTCGACAGAGGAGGCCGCCGCATTGGAATCCACAGCCGCAGCCGCAGCCGCAGCCGCAGAAGAAGGCCCACCGCCTAAAAAGCATATGTTTCGCCCAAAATCGAAAGGCACCGGCACTGGCACCGGCACCGGTGCTGGCGCGTCTGTTTCCGCTGCTGCGGTTGAAGTGAAAGCCCAAGTCAAGAAAATCAAAGAACGCGAAGACAGCACCGTGAATATATCCGCGTATAAGGTCGGAGATACTATTGTCGCTACCCGACTCCCCCCGACACGCCCTATCCCCCAAATCCAGGCGTCCGAGTTTTATATGAATAACCGCGCCAAATTCATCCAATATATTAACGCATTGTTTCGACCTTACCGCGATGAACTCACCTCCGGTGAAAGCGATATTACATGCGAGTCATTATACGGCGGCGATGATTCCGCATCCGTCGCGCTTCTCATTCATCAGAAAATCGTCCGTGATTACCTCAATATTTACTCCCCTTACCGCGGTCTCCTTTTATTCCACGGGTTGGGAAGTGGTAAAACCTGCTCTTCTATCGCCATCGCAGAAGGCCTGAAAACATTTAAGAGAATCGTCGTCATGACCCCCGCATCACTTCGCATGAATTATATCGAAGAAATGAAATCGAAGTGCGGCGACTTGATGTATAAGAAGAACCAGTATTGGGAATTTATCGAGTCACGCGGCAACTCCGAACTCACGCATGTATTATCTCAAATACTTATGTTCCCCGATGATACCTTTGTGACATCAAAGGGCGGGGCGTGGATGGTGAATGTGACCAAACCTAGCAATTATGAGACGGAACTCACACCTAGCCAGCGTTTACGTGTAGACCAGCAAATCGATGAAATGATTCATACCAAATATGAGTTTATTAATTATAACGGTCTTCGTGCGGAGAAACTGAAAAGTATGACGGATGATTATACGCATAACCCCTTCGATAATTCGGTGGTGGTTATTGACGAGGCGCACAATTTCGTGAGTCGTATCGTGAATAAACTGAAAAACCCGACATCGATGGCGTATCGCTTATACCATTTCCTGTTGTCCGCGCAAAACGCGAAGGTGGTTTTATTGACAGGAACGCCTATTATTAATTACCCGAACGAAATTGGCGTGTTGTTCAATATTCTGCGCGGGAATATCGACAATTGGGTCTTTACTATCGGTGACAGCGGAAGCGCGAAGGTGAGTTTGGACGCATTCAAGACGATATTCGGTCTTACGGGACCGGCGGCGGCGGGTAGCAGCGGAAAGGCGAGGGCCGGTGGAGGCGGTGCCGCTGGCGCATTCGCAAGAGGTATCGGTCTTTCATTCGACCATATGGAATATAATGCGCGCACGAAAAAGCTAATGATTACCCGAAACCCGTTTGGGTTTGTGCGTGATTATGACGCGGTGTCGTCCAAGTATCGCGGGGTGATTCGACGTGGTGACCCGGCGGCGACAATGGGCGACGGTAATGCGGCGGGGGCGGCGGCGGCCACGGGTGCGGCGGCGGCGGCGGCGGGGGGCGTCGTGTCTGTTATTGATACCACCTCCACCGATAATGGTCTTCTCTCTGATGCGGCATTTGAACGCGCCATTGTCCAGAAACTCCGCGAACACGGAATTTCGGTAGTGTCCGCTTCATCCAGCAAACAGACCCCCTTCACCGCACTCCCCGATAAATTAGACGAGTTCAATGGTTATTTCATCGACCCGGCGACCCTCCAATTCAAGAACCGCGATATGTTTATTCGCCGTATTTTGGGTCTTACATCTTATTTTCGAAGCGCCCAGGAGAAATTATTGCCGACATATGATTCAGCAACCAATTTTCATCTGGTTGAAGTTGAAATGAGCGATTATCAGTTCGCGATTTACGCGCGGGTACGCGACCTGGAACGCAAACAGGAATCCGATATGAAGAAGAAGGCGAAGAAACGGGGCGCAGCGGCGGCCGCAGGAGGCAAAAAGGGCGGTGACGGCGGTGAAGGTATTTACGACGACGTTTCATCCACATATCGTATATTTTCCCGCGCTTTTTGTAATTTCGTATTCCCGCCGTCGATTCGCCGCCCCCTGCCGGGCGATGATGGTGCTTCGGCTTCTGAAGTTGATAAATCGGCGGCGCTTGGCGGTGTTCCTAATGCGGGGATTATGGGCGAAACACATGAAACGGCGGAAATGTTGGCGGCTCGTATTGCGCGGGCGATGGAGCGCGGTAGCGGCGGCGGCGGTGCGGGAGCGGGAGTGAAACGCGGGCGCAAACCCAAGGGCGCCGCCGCAGCCGCAGCAGCGGCGGAGGAAGAAGGCGAAGGCGAAGGCGACGTCATGGACGAAAATATGTTGGATGGGGTTACGACACGAAACGGTGACGGCGACGAAGACGAAGACGACGGCGAAGGCGAGATGGTGATTACAGGCGAACATTCAGACGCGGTGGCGGCTACAATGGCGGCGGCGGGATCGGCGGGGGCGACAGCAGGCAAAAAGTCTGCCAAAGACGAACATAAAGCACAATATAATGCGTCGATTGCTAAAGCAATGCGCGACTTGAAAGTAAGCGCGGGTAGTTTCCTCGTCCCGGATGAACTCGCAACATACAGCCCCAAATTCCTCCACATTCTTCATAATATCCTCGATAAACAACATGTCGGACTTCATCTTGTATACAGCCAGTTCCGCACATTAGAAGGAATCAGTATCCTGAAAATCATCCTTGAAACAAACGGATACTCGCAGTTCAAAATCGGTAAATCTTCCGGCGGTGATTGGAGTATCACTATGACGGCGGAAGAACAAGAACGCCCCTGTTTCGCGCTTTATACCGGCAATGAAACCCCGGAAGAGAAGGAAATCATCCGCAATATATTCAATAGCAAGTGGAAGAATGTGCCGAAGACGATTACCGACCAATTGAATGCTCGCACTACGAACAATATGTTTGGTGAAGTCATTAAAATCCTCATGATTACGGCATCTGGCGCGGAAGGTATTAACTTGCGTAATGTCCGATATGTTCACATCACCGAGCCTTACTGGCATCCCGTTCGCACAGAACAGATTATCGGTCGCGCGCGGCGTATTTGTAGCCATATTGATTTACCGGAGGAACTACGGACCGTCGATGTGTTTCTCTATATTATGCGGTTTTCCGCACGTCAGGTCGCGGCGGAAAATGACGAATCTCTTAATATCCGGATGAATGATAAGAGCAAGACGGATGGGACGACGCCGATGAGCACCGACCAGTCGCTTTATGAAATCTCGAATATCAAGGAGCGGATTACACGCCAGATTTTGACGGCGGTCAAGGAGTCGTCGTTTGATTGTATGATTCACGCGACGGCGGGGTCGAAGGAACGCCTGAACTGCTATTCATTCGGTATGGGAGCCGGCGAGGAATCTCTCGCATACCATCCGAATATTGCGACGGAGGAGGACGACAAGACGTCGAAATTGAATAAACAGACGACGACTGTGAAGTTGAATAAATTGGTCGTGAATGGGAAAGAATACGCGGAAGACACGAATACGCATATTATTTATGACCTGGAATTATATCAAATGGGGAATTTGGTGGAACGGGGGCGGCGTACGATTATCCCGGCTGACCCACGGACGGGGGCGGGGGAGCAGTCGCGCGTCATCTTTCTTTGATAAAAATGTTTGCGCCACCGGGCCTGTAAGGCCCGCCTGCTCCAACATTTGTATCAAAATCGTCTTCTATTTTGAAATCGATAGGTGGCCCGGACATTTGTATCAAAAAATCTTCTATTTTGAAATCGATAGGTAGCCCGGACATTTGTATCAAAAAATCTTCTATTTTGAAAACGATAGGTAGCCCGGACATTTGTATCAAAAAATCTTCTATTTTGAAAACGATAGGTAGCCCGGACATTTGTATCAAAATTTCCATTTACACCGTTCTTTTTAGGCTGGGTTCTTACGTTTCAGCCTTGAATACACATCAGGGACCGGTGGCTGTAGTGGCGGTTCTTGTTGTTCAGAGTCTTGTATAATATCCGGGTTTTCATCAAATCGGACCTTATGCTCTGGTGCGGGTGCGGGCGCGGGTTTTCGCATAATCATAATATCATTGGTCGAATACGGCGATGGCCTCGGTGTTTGTTCGGTTGCCGTTGGTGCCGCCGACCGTTTGATTTGCTGCGTGATTTCCGCCAAGTCTCGTTCACGCGACGCAATTCTTTCCGCGATGAGTTTATCCATATCATCGCCTATCGGTGAATCTGAACCGGGGCCTGGGCCGGAGCCGTCGTATTTCGCAGACACGGACGCAGACGCCGCCGCCGCCGCCACACCATTATAATCCAAATGAACCAATTCTACTGCGGGGGTCGCCGATTTCAATCTCGGCGGCGGCTGATTATGTCTATCTGAAAAATCAATTTCAACCGGTCTCGGTGCTTCTAGGAATGACCGCATCTCATTCTCTTTCTCGCGCATTTTTAGTTCGATGTCTTTACGTTTCTGCGATTGGAAATCTTCCGCATTATACATCTCCTGGCTCGACGGGAAATGCGGCATCGGGCCTTGTCCTGGTCCCTGTCCATGACCCTGTCCATGGCCCATGTCATTGCGATTGGTCCCATGGCCGCCGCCCTTTATCGCATTTATCTCCGCGGTTATTTTCGGAATACCTGTTGCGAGAGATTGAATCGCAAGTTTATTCAACTCGGTCAATGAAAACGACGCCGCACGAATACGGTCGATTTCCGATTTGATTTGTTTCGCGGAATCATAATCCTCGGCTTGAATCGCGGTTTGTTTTCGTTGGTCTAATTTCAATATCCGCGCGGATGGCGCTTCGATTTGCTCGATGGATGCGCGGATTGTTTTCGCCGCGTCGTAGTCTTCTTCCGCTATCGCGCGATCTTTCGCGATATACAACTCTTTCAGACGCGTGGCGAGGAGGGCGGGGATAGACGCCGAGAGATTGCGGATGATGCGTTCGAATATGTGCTTGACTTCTTCGGTGCTTACGCTTTCGGGGACCGTATCGAATATCCCTTCTTCGGCTAATATTCCCCAGAGAAGTTGCTTGTTTTCTTGTGATTCGAGAGATGACATCCGGCAGGCAGCGTGGGGGTGGTTGCGGATATGTGCGCGACGGAGGCGGATGTGTTTAAATTATATAAGCGGGGGTGTTTATATAATTTATGGAGAATGGAGAATTAGATTTGCGATGGTTTATTTATTAAACAACGAACCAAGTCCACCAGGTAGTTTACCCGCCATATTACTCACAGCCGAACCAGTAAACCCTTTAAGTTTATCAACAGCTCCAGCCGCCGCGGTTGCTCCCGTATTAGATGGTTTCGGATTTAAGGCCTCCATCATTTTCGTATAAGAAAGACCAAAATCGACTAATTCTTGGTTCGTGCTTTTTAATACTCTCTTAGTTAAGAAATCATTAATCCAATCTGAAGTTATCTTATCCATAATATTATTAAAATCTTTGGGTCTTAACATTGATTTAATATTACCCGGTACAGACGTCGCACCGGGAATAGCACCAACCAGATTCCCAGCCTGCTTTTTGATGATTGATAATCCGCCCGATACTAAAGAATCTCCGGCTGTATTTGGTGTGTAAACCGGAATATTTTGGTTAGAAGGGATACCTCCCAATGTATCATAATAAGTTGAATACTGTTGTTTTAATTTTGTTCCTTGCTCCTTGTTTGGAACCTGAGGATTGCCCCCTTTAGTTAAAGAACCTATTGCAAACGCATATCCAGATTGTTTACATTCTTCTCTTGATATTCCAGGTATTGAAGGTAATGAAAACCCCAACATCCCCCCCTTCATCGTCTTATTTCTACGCACTCGGCGCCTCGAACCGCTACGATATCGTGACCGCCGCGTCGCATTCCGATTCCGCGACCTCCGCGTCATATTGTTCGCCATATTTATATCTAAACGAGTTATACTATACGCACATATTATAATACATCAAATAATAAATGATACGACCGGCCAACAACTCTTCCTCCCTCCTCCGCATTTATACGACCATCCAACGCCCACACACCCCCTCCTTGATACGACCATCCAACGCTCACCCCCCTCATCCTTGATACGACCGGCCGTTAGGCCGGGGGCTGGTAGGCGGGCCAACGCCCCTCCTAAAACTCCACATTCGGCGTCGGAACTTTCTCATCCACATTAAAAAACTTCCGCCGGAACCTCTGCATATATTTATCCGTTAGTTTCTTCTTCTTATCCAGGAAATCGTGGACAGTCATCTTCCCCAGAAGCATATGAATAATCATAAATATCGCAAATACTCCGCATTCCGAGTCGTTTCGCTGATGTGATACATTATTCATATACTCCTTGAATGGAATACCGTTGGCGTCACCTTGTTCTTTCACCATCTTCATAAATGTGCGAATCCGGCGTTGCGGTTTATCGCCTGTACTATCAAAAAAGAAGATGACTTTCGCGCGCACATCGATAAACATCGAAACCCAGTGCTCCCCCGGTTTATCGTGCGGGTCTGTATTAAATACAATCCCGATTTTCTGTTTGCCGTTTTTCACGTGTTTCATAATATCGAATTTACACAATTCATCCCAAACGCATTGCCCGTCATCGAGGACTTCATCGAAATCGACGGGTGATGGACCGATGAAAAGAAACGACGGGACCGCGTGTTCGTATTGTTTCAGCGAGTTCGCGATATCGATACTCGACAACCACTCGTGGATATCCTTCTTCCACGCTTTCGGTGCTTGTGGTGCGAATGTATGATGAAGCATCTCGTCATCCATCCCGGAGGATGCGAATTTCTGGCGTAACCAGCACGCCTCCTGGTGGCATACACGGCTCATATTGTTTTTAAGGGCGGACCATATGTCACGCGGGTCTGTGTCTTGGATTTTCTGGTCGGGGTGCCGTTTATTCCAGAGTATTTTCAGCTTGTCGAGAGATTTGGATGAATAACAGGAGAAATCCTTGGTTTCATTGATAGTTTCATCTTTGGGCGCACAACTAACGGATTTGAATTTACCGCCATCTTTGGCGGTGCTGCTGGCGGCGGCGGCGTCTTTCGCATCAGCTTCGGCGATGACTTTGTCCATTGAAATGCTAAACTTATACTATTACGTCATAAAAAATTGAACTGTTTATATTCTATTCAATTGGGTGATACATCAGATTCATTTCTCGTTCTTCGTTCGTTCGTTCGTAATGGTTGTTCGCACTCGCTCTTCCGGTACTTCTGCCGTCGTCGTCGCCCCCGTCGTCGCCCCCGTCGCCCGTGCGCCTCGTCGCGCCGCACGTTTCGCCACCCCATCTTATACCGACGCAAGCCTTCGCAGCTATAAAATATATACACCCAAGCGCCGCCCTGTTAGGGGTGTTGTCGCTGAGGAATCAGAACCGGAACTCGGTTCCGAAAATGACGCCGTCGAGGCGGCCGAGGCCCTGGCCTCGATGAACTACGCGTCTGAAGCGTCCGAAGTGTATGAGGCACCCATTCCCGCCGCCGCCGCCGCCGCCGCTGCGTCATTTCACCACCCCCGGTCATGTCTTAACCCGATGCGTCCCGTAACGCGGTATATCTACAAATTGAGCGTCTACAATTTGTCCCAGACCTCCCATTATAATACCAGTTACGTCATGTATAACCGTGAAACACGGACGTATCACGTCTACAGTGTCATCTCGACGACGGGTGCGGGCGGTGCGGCGGCGGTGGCGGCGTTGGCGGCGGCGACAGGAGAATCATCATTGCCCGAGCCAACCAACACGATTCAGACCCGATACACTACATATATGAGTGCTGATTCATATATTATGAATGTTGTCATTCCTTGCGACCAGCGCGAATACTGTGTTTTGGCCGATTTCGTCGGTGTCATCATGGACGACAACGAGTTCAAGCAGCGCGCATTTGGCGAGGATTCGTGTTATTACGACATTGACGAACTCTGGAAAAGCCACGACTCAAAAGAAACACTCACCGGACACAAGATGTTTGTTCTCACACCCACCCGCGTGTATTACTGGGACGCTGGTGCGGGAAGTGTACCGACGGCTGCGATGTATACGGTTGATAATCTCAATAGCGCATTGAATATCATTGCGTCTGTTCACCAGTAACGCTTCGCTCACCGCTTCGCTCATTCATTCAGTCGCTTCGCTATTTCATCATGATAATCGCGTATTTGTGGTAAGTTCGCAGATGACGCTACCGGTGCTGGTTTCATCACAATAAAATCGTCCATTGTTTTTTTACGAATACACATTTTATTCGCAAATGAAATCAATGCTTTGTCTTCGATGTATCTCGGTGGCTGCGGGGCGGCGGCTGCGGCGGCTGCGGCGGGTTCCGGTTCGGTGTGTGCGACGCGCACCGGTGCTGACAATGGCGCTTCCTGGATTCGTTTATCTAATTCTTGTCGTGCGTTGCTTACCGCGTCGGTGTCTTCGGCGCTGGCGCCCTCTCGTTCGGGGCCGCTGTTATCAGCAGCGTCGTATTTTTCCTTCTGTATCATCTCCGTTACATCCTTCCATTTCAAATACCGAATACAGCATTTCATATACGCGTGATACGATTCATTCACATCATTATCTGCGCACTCACCGTCGAACAAATCACTCGTCATATCGATTATCCGTTCCTTATAATACGTCTGTTCTCTACGAAATATATCTGCGAGTGTCTGTGCGTTGGTCTTCGCTTTCAAATATTTGTCATAATGATTCCGGTTCGACATCACCGATAACGTGAATTCATCGAATTCATTCCAAGGGGCAGCGGGTGTCGCTGCGGGTGTCGCTGCGGGTTCCATCGACCGTATATTACACAAATCAGTGATAAATTAATGTAATATTATTTATACCGACTCTATCGGTATTTATTGACGGCGCATCGTCAGGTGCTCGCGCGCGTTCGATGATGCGCTAGCGCGTGGTATATATGTCGCGAATTCAGACGACGTCGACGACGACGACGTATTACCCTCACGTCCCCCCGAAAACCCTTCCGCAATATGCGATACCTGCCTCTGTTGCTCCTTTTCTTTGCGTTTCTTATCCAGTTGTTCCTGGGGGATATAATTCGTCATAGGTTCGATATTCGGACCACCTTCTCCCGTACAGAATCCGTCATGTGTACAATTCAGGGTGCGAAGCTGATACCTCGTTGAATTCTCGAATGTCAATCTTCCTAAATCGTTCGGGTTCGGGTTCATCGGTGCGAAATTCGTCGCGCCGTTATCGAACAAATACGGATTCGGTTGTGTGACATTATCGCGCGAATCAATCGTCACTTTATACAGGTCGCTTCTTGAATCAGGGACATATTCCGCGCGGTCATTTCGCTGATGGGCGAAGAATTGGTTTCGCAATGATGACTCTAAATTGACCTGCTCCGCCCATCCTCGCCACGGTGCTTTTCCGTTGCCCGGATTAAAGACGGTTTCAGTAGAGAAATTCTGGTATGCGGCGATAGGGACGGTGGGTGTCGGGCGCGACTCGAGTATCGGCATCGTCGCGTATTTCGATGAAATCGGGCGAACATCGTAGGCGGGTCGGAGTGCGGTTGAAGGGATAACCCGCTCATATATCCGCGTATTTATTTCGGTTAAACGGTCGTGATTATTTGAATATGCGCCATTGACTACATGAAGTTCCATTGTGTATGTGTACTTTATAATATGAAAATATAATTTACAAGAAGTGTAAATACAAGAGGTGTAAAATCGAATATAAACATACGTTTGTGTTATTATATATCGTAGTATCGCGTTGACACTCTGCCGACAGACATGTGCGGTATCTTTTATTTCGAAACCGTCAGCCGCATCGCCCTCCCCCAACTAAAAACACTCCAAGAAACATGGATCGTTTCATCCCACCGCGGACCTGATAAATCGGTGTTTTTTCGTGATGATACTCGCGCCTGGGGGTTTCATCGTCTATCTATCAATGGAATGGAGCCTGCGGCAGACCAACCGTTTTATCTAAAGCGCTGCCAATTGATTTGTAACGGCGAAATCTACAACTTTCGTAGTTTGATTGAGGAGTTCGGATTGGAGGGCGAATATCGGAGCGGTTCAGATTGCGAGATTATCATTCATTTGTATCGCAAAATCGGAATTCACGAGACGCTGCGTCGCCTGGACGGTGTGTTTGGTTTTGTATTATATGATTACGATAGCAACCTGACATATGTGGCGCGCGACCCGGTGGGTGTTCGCTCGCTCTATATCGGGGTTTGCCGCCACGATGGCGCATTCGGCGGCGAGTATTCGGACTTGGGGTGTGTTTCACTGAACCCCGACCATTACGGGATTTGTATTGCGAGTGAGATGAAATCGATACATGTATTATGCGATACCATCGCGCAGTTTCCCGCGGGGTGTTATATGGAGTATTCCGGTGCGGATAGTGAGGATGGCACTGCGGTATTCAAGACGTATTATGAGAATGCGAGTATTTATTATGATTCGGACAAAATGGTGTTGAAACGCACCAACGATGAAAGTATGTTGGAGTGTCAGGTAAAGAACATTCGTGTGCGTTATTCGTATCCGGTGACGTCGATGCCCGAGGGCGGCGGCGCAGAGGTCGCAGACGTCGCAGACGTCGCAGAGGCCGATGTATGCCGCAATATCCGCGAGTTATTCACCGCCGCTGTCAAGAAACGCCTCATGAGCGAGCGACCCGTTGGATGTTTACTGTCAGGTGGACTGGATAGTTCGCTGGTTACGGCGATTGTTGCGCGAGAATTGAAGAAGACCGCGCCGGATACTGTACTGAATACATATAGCATCGGGCTTACCGGGTCGGTGGACTTGATTTGGGCGCGTCGGGTCGCCGAATATCTCGGGACGTGTCATCACGAGGTCGCGCTTACCGAGCGTGATTTCCTAGACGCGATTCATGAAACCATTTATCAGACCGAGAGTTATTGTACTACGACCATCCGCGCTTCGGTAGGGAATTACCTTATCAGTAAATATATCCAACAACAGAGCGATGATGTCGTTATTTACTGCGGGGATATGTCCGATGAGATTTTCGGGTCATACCGCGGGTTCTTGAAGGCGCCGTCCGATGCGGATTTCAAGGCGGAAAATGAGCGCATGATTCGCGATGTCCGGTTTTTTGACCTCCTTCGGTCGGATAAGAGCATCAGTGGTGCGGGGTTGGAGGCACGGGTGCCGTTTGCGGATAAGGCATTTTTGTCATACGTGATGTCGATTCCGCCGCGGTTCAAGCGGTTTTATGACGGCGGGGCGGGTCCGGGCACCACGGGCACCACGGGCACCACGGGCGCGCGTATGGAGAAATACATCCTTCGTAAGGCATTTGAGAGTGAAGGCTTGCTGCCTGATGATGTCTTGTGGCGCAGAAAGGAGGCATTTAGCGACGGAGTGAGTAGCCAGGATGGACGCACGTGGATCCAAATGATCAAAGAACACGCCAACCGTATTATCCCCGATTCGGATTTTAATAACCCCCGACACTTATTGTATTCACTTTATAACCCCCCTTACGATAAGGAGAGTTTCTATTATCGTCGGATATTCGAGTCGGCATACGACGGACGCGGTGAAACCATCCCGTATTACTGGCGCCACCCTTTTTGCGATGGAGTGCTTGACCCGAGCGCGAGGCTGCTTGATTTTTATATTACGGATCGGGTGACAGATCTGGGTGCGAGAGCAGCAACGGACCGGGTATCCGAACAGGGTGCGACAGCAGCAGCCCTTGACGGATAAATGAATATAATACCAATATATATAGTATCGTTTGAATTTAATGAATCAAATAAAACTCGCCGCGGAAAATATCGCACTAATGATTATAAATGCTGTTCGCAGTCTGATTACACCGTTTTTTCAGAAATACACGAATTATTATAAATATATCGATTTTATTTTTTACGGGACATACGCGATTATTCTATTCGGCTTTTATAACGCATTACCCCAGTATATACCTGAGCTTCGAAACACGATATTATATATCGCAGTCTTTATTTTATTCATTCGTTTCAATACGGTCTCATGGACGAATCCGAAATTTGCTGTCCTTGGTGGAAACAAGTTTAGCGAATTTGACCGGAAACTCATTATATCCACGTGTGTTTTCATATTATTTACACATATCGTTTCTGAAGCGGTGGCGAAATACACGAAAGAACAGATCAACCGAAATATAACACAGCCTATAAGCACAAGTGTAGTCCATCCGATTTATAATTATATTGATACATCTGGCGCGGTAGATAAACTACCCGCAGTAAAGACGTTTTTACGTGAACAGCAGAAGCCGCAGGCGGCGCAGGAAGAGTCGCACGCGTAACACGAAAATCCAACAAAAAATTGAAATGTTTTTGTTGAATATATAGTAACATATGTGAATCGAAATAACAATGGCACAAGAACAAGAACAAGGAATACCGAGACCCGCCGCCGCGCCGGAGGCGATGAGAGTCGATACCGACATTCAAAATCAATTGGACATCGTGATGGCGATTATCGATGAAAACCAGGACAAAATAACAGACGGTGAGTATTTACGCGCGATGAACGCACTGGGTTCATTACACAAACACAAGCGGACCGCATTTGGCGCACGGCGCGGCGGCGGCGGCGGAGTAGAGGGTTGGCTCACTCTGGACGATATTGTCAACGACGACCAATTATACGACGAAGTGATGGAACTGGCGGATGACATCGTCGTTGAATTGTGCGGCGAGAATTCAAGCATCTACGATGCCGACGACCACAATATGGTATCTCGCGGCGAGGAAGACGATGTATTTGACCTCATTGTCAACTACAATCCGCAAGAAGGAAATGCCGGATATGACGCATCACCGGTTATACTTCATTGTGCGCTCCGGATGATTACAACGCGTATATTCAAGGATACATATAACGAACTCGAGACGGTTCGTCCTGTGAGTTGCCAGTGCGGATGGCGTGGAGCACAGGGCAATTGGGACCGACATGTCCGGAATGCGCGTCATCAGCGTTGGGTTGCCGCTCGTGAAGAAAACCGCCGGGCTGCTGTAAGAGCTGCTTCTGCGTCATTGGCGGCTGCGGCTGCGGCGGACGCATTAGCATTGGAGAATGACGAGGACTATCAGGTGAGTCGAATGTATCGGGCATTTATGGACACGACGGACACAACGGCGGTGGCCGCATCGGGCACGGATTCGGATGATGTCGTCTATATCGACGAGGAACACTGGACGCCCGAATCACATAGGAGAAGGGAAGAACTTATCGCGGCTGCGGTGGCCGCCGGAAAAAGGATTGTCTACATACATCACACCACCACCAGCCAATGGCGCCTTATACAGTAAAATACACTCGATTATTTGTTCTTGATTGTCTTGTTTCGCATATTCTTCACCGCGGATGCTTTATCCACATAAAATATATTGCTGCTGCTGCTGCTGCGTTGCCGCGTACTGTTTTTTTTCATGGTTCTACTTCCTCGTTTGCGTATATTCGCACTCGCATGTGGATGCGCAGTCGGAGGCCCGTCCTTGAAAAACTGCTGAAGGTGGTGTAATATATACTTGCTAATGATTTCGTCGATTTCGCGCGGATTCATTTTGTTATGATGTTTTCGCGCTTCATATTGCGCCTGGTTGGCGCGCTTTACCATTAAATTCTGTAACTCGATGGTTATCACTTGCTTCTTTACTTGCGGCGTCATCATCGGTGAGATTGACCCCGTTACCGGTTTCAACGGTTCAAATACGTTTTTGTATAATTTACTGCCTAGAAAACGGAGGACGTAATGCTCCACTGGAATATACGAATGATACCCCTGTAATTTAATATAGTACACCTTTTCATCCACCATTCGCTCGTGTAATACATCATCTAGAAAACAGATTTCAATATCAGGTGGAAGACGCGAACATCGCAGAAATTCGCTGACCGTTTTCTCGCCGGTGGTTCGGTCCGGGTATCGCTGCGACGTGTCGCCGCCGCCGCCGCTGCCACTGGCACTCCGAGATTTAAACCCGCCGATAATATGGTCGAATAATGGCGGGAGAATCGCCAATTCTGTGGACGCCGCCGCCGCCGCGGCCGCCGCGGCTTTATTGCGCAGTTTCATTTCAAGATAATCACGGATATGCTGAACCCACTTATCCGGCCCCTGATTATTTGTATATATCATCACTTTACTACATACACCAATATCCTTCTTTTTACGAATATAATCCAGTATTCGTATAATATTCGGGCGGAATATCTCGGGGAAGATTTCAACTAAATCGTTGAAGTGTTTATACGATATATCCGCTTTATAATATTCGTCAAGGACAGCGCAGAATATACCGAATTGGGCGAAATGCCCGAATGTTTCATCAACATCAAACACAACTACTTTGGGTTTACGCTGTGTAGACGTCATTATATATATATGAATATATGAATATATGAATATATGAATATATGAATATATGAATATATGAATATATGAATATATGAATATTCGTATGTCGCGTGGGTCGGTCGGGTCGCGCGTCAAACGTCATCCACATACTCTACCGCACGCAATATTAGGAGTTCCTCGCGACTTAATCGCTGAAATACAACATTTAGTTCAAATTTGATTTGAAACACGAAGCGTTTGACATTACGTATAGTGATTTGATGTAGCCCGTCATCTGGTCTCACCTTGACAGAAAACAATGTCCCGCCTAGTGTAAGATACGGCTTGGTTTCGAGTGACCGTAACGGTATCCACCGCAATAATTGGGTATGTTTCAACTCGCGCGGGTCTTCGATGACGCGGTACAATTGTAATCTCCTATCAAAATCCTCCATTTTATCGGTTGGTAAATTCAATGACGAGAGAATCTCTCGGCGACGCTGGGCTATCTTCTTCAATGTAAGATTGGCGATTGTGCTGTTTTCGCTCTTATTCATCGCGTTTAATATCGCGTTCACATCCAGGGGGAATGTTGGCTCATCTAAAACCGATTGGAGTAAATCATCGTCGGAGTTGACCGCATAATCCGTATCTTGGATACTTGGGTGCGTCGAAGGATAGTCGTCTTCTATACCCGAGTCAGAGTCGGTGCCAGTGTCAGTGTCAGTGCCGGTGCCGGTGCCGGTTTCATCATCAGAGATGTCGTTACTACCCTCCGATACCTCCAATCCATTTGTATATTGTCTATTTAGTAATTCATCCATATTCAAATCGTTGTACTCTTCTAATGTGCCTGTTCGGGAATGCGAACGCGACCGCGCATGCGACCTGGACCGAGACACCGACCGCGACCGAGACACCGATGGGCGCATATATTCCAAATCAACAACCACCATTTTTTTAGGAGCCGTCGCTGTCGTTGCCGCTGTCGCCGCTGTCGCCGCTGTCGCCTTGTAGTTCATTCCGTAGGCGTAAGCGTAATATACATAATACAAATACTTATTTATGTGAGTTTCCTACGCGCCTCGACCCCCCTTGTGACCATGAAACGCAGTTTTACCCCCATTCAGGCACATCCTTACTGAAAACGTGAGCATATATAGCATTATCTTATAGCTTTTTGAAAAGTCAGTAAGGCGGGAAAATGGCACGGTCCCGCCCAAAAATGGCGCCGGATGTGGTTTTGCGAAAACACCTTACGATGATCCCGCTGGTGTTTGAGATAAAAATGCGGGAAATCATAAAATATGCTCTCGTCAGGCTAAACGCGAAAAAACGCGTTTTAAAAGCGGGACGGCCAAACCAGGATTTGGACATTTATTGAAAAAAACAAAAAAACCCTTTTTCCCCAAGACCATATATAGCTTTTTTTTTTCTGGTGATGTTATTGAATATGGTCTAAATGTTGCCAAAATCTCTAAAGTGCATTTTGACAAATTACTACAAATTACTACATTACTACAGAAAAACCCCCTCGGATTACTACACATTTGAGACCATGATGTTCGATTATTGATAAGATTTTGGCAACATTTAGACCAACCGACGATGCGGATGTTGCCATTGTCTCTGGGAGAAATGAAAAGTCAGTGCGCCGACAACGAATAAATATTAGAGGTATATAATAGACTATAATAGACTATAATAGACTATAATATCAAGAATCTCTCGATATATCCAATTTAAACCGGTGAAAAATGCCGCGAAAGTATGTTGACTACTCCAAAACCTATATCTACCAACTTACTTGTAAAACACCCAATAATATTGCTGCCACAGTAGTATCATTCATCGATTCATACATATCATATACAACCAATATAATTCAGAGGAAATATAAGCACAAACGTGAGACATTGGATTCAACGCATCATCGGTCGAAATTATATGATTGTATTCGGAAGAATGGCGGATGGACGAATTGGAAGTGTGTGATTTTGGAGGAATGTTCTTGTAGTAATGAAATGGAGGTCAAGGAACGGGTGAGTTTCTATATTATGAAAATGAAACCAAATTTGAACGATGAAAAAATGGACGAAAAGTGTTTGGACTATGAATTCGGTATCTCAGGAATACTTGATTTTAAACCGAATATTTTCGCCGATAAACTAGACGCAACGAGTCCATCGACCGTTTTGAACGGGGAGGTTTCGCAATTCCAGGCCCAGGCGCCGGCCCAGGCGCCGGCCTGTAAAGAAGGAAAGTATATTTGCCTTTGTAAAAAAACCTATTCTCATCGTTCTAGTTATTATAAACATACATCTACTTGTCTCCAATTTCAACATAATCAAACCACGAATAAACCGGTTGTAGATTCATCATTGAATACACTTTCTGTATCTATTATTTCTACGATAACGACGACAACGACTACGAAGACAACCGCGACATTGACCGCGCCGGTGGTTGCGCCGGTGTCGACAGCCACCATTGCGAACGACAACGTCAACGACGACGACGACGACAACGACGATGATAATACCGAAATGGTTCGATACCGTTTCAAATCTAAAAAAAATGCGAATAAAATAGATAGTGTCTTCCAATATTCTAATGAACCTGAACCTAATTCAGAAATATCTGTCCAAATCTCTGAAAAACCGTCGTATACGTATAGCGACGGTGACGGTGACGACGGTGACGGTGACGACGACGACGACGATTCGAAATCCGAATCGTCTGTATCCGAATCGTCTGTATCCGAATCGTCTGTATCCGAATCGTCTGTATCCGAATCATCAGAATCCGATAGCGGTGTGGATGACGCCGATGGCGCAATTTCAGTTACTACCGATGCGACGGCTGATTCTGCTGTATCCGAATTATTATCTGCGCAAAACGAGAAACTTAAGGAATATATCCGGAAAATGATATCCGCACTTACAATGGATAAAAAACGGAGCAAGAAATCTCTCGTCAATTCTCTCGTATTTGAGTTATTAGACCAGAATAAAACCCTCCAAAAGCAAATCGTGGAATTAAGCAAGGAACGTAATATTATCGTTAATAATACGAATAATAACCAGTTTAATTTGAACTTCTTCTTGAACGAACAATGTAAAGACGCGGTCAATATATCGGACTTTATCAATTCTCTCGAAATCACGATGGATGACCTGACGTATACCCGGAATCAGGGGCTCGTGGAAGGGATTAGCAAGGTTATGATTGACGGATTGAAACAAATGGACCTTTATAAACGTCCGATTCATTGTACGGACCAGAAGCGGGACACGATTTATATCCGAGAGAACCACCAGTGGGCGAGAGATGAAGGGAATGCGCGGATGCGTCAGTTGTTCGTGGATATCGCCAACAAGGAATACTTTGCGGTGAAGAAGTGGATGGATTTACACCCGGGGTGGGAGACGAATAGTCAATTACAGGATTTTCATCATAAGATGATTCGAAATGTCCTTCACGAAATCAAGGATGACCCGATTGGTGAACGTAAGATTATGAAGAATATAGAACGTGAGACGTTTATAGAGAAGTAATGAAATGAATGAAATGAAATGAAATGAAATGAAATGAAATGAATTATAATAAATAACGCCCCCAGCTATGGCCTCGACCCGGTTCGCAGTCTTCATTTCCGATTTCTTCAACAACTTTATTAGTAATAGAATCGGTCCACGCACGATTTGGACCAGAATTCCATCCCCTGAGCCAATTTTTATTTCTGATTGTATCATCCATAATGACAATTGTATCTGTATGTGCGAGATTCTTACAATTAAGAATGTCCCCGTATGCGATTGGGTAATCGTGTCCTCCATCAATAAATATAAGATCAAATGGTTTCGAGGTTTTTGAATAATCCGGAACGGACTGTAAACTATTTCCAATGATTAGTGTATGACGATTGGGGTACGTATTATCGATAAATTCTTTACCGTGTTTGAGGTAATCATGATGCCCTATATCAAAGCTTACGAGTTCTACCTCGGGATTGGATGATAGAAACAATTCCGCAGAATGTCCTCCATTGAATCCGATTTCCATAACACGTTTTATAGACGGAGAACTTACCATTCTTTTGAGGAATTCGATTTGTCCAGGAACTTGTTGAGAATAACCCTCGGTGGGTACAATATTATTAATTTTGAAATATTCGTTCAAGCTACTCATAGGAATAAAGAGCTAATAATATAAATTGTTTTATATAATATAAATTGTTATGTCCTTTATATTGTATTCCAATTTCAATCAAGGATGACCCGATTGGTTAACGTAAGATTATGAAGAGTATAGAACGTGAGACGTTTATAGAGAAGTGAATGGGGTGGGGTGTGCTTACAATGTCACGGGAATTCGTAACATTGTATTGAAGATGTTGATGTTATTGATTTTATTAGATTGGTTTTATATCATTACCTAACCCTATCAGAAAACCTCCAAACTGGTCCGGCTTGCTGATTGTTACTTCGCCTTCCATATCACCTATAAGTGATAATGTTATAGGAGTTGGTGTAGGTTGTCTTATTATCAGCTGTCTTTTTTTGGCAGCATCTATACCCCCCTTAAACAAATTTTTTATGATATTGTCAATTGCTTCTGCGTCGGGGCTGCCGCTAAATACACCCATTGCCTCTTTAAGAACCTTAGAATATTCATTAGGCATATCATCTTTATACCTGTCGAATTGAGACATGGCACGCTTCATTCCAAGTGCAGTACCCTCTGCGGGTGAAAAATCAAGTGTATAAACAGTCTCATTGTCATTAATTTCAGCTGTAAGTTTATACAACGTTGACAATAATTTTTTTCTTAGATATGTTCCTGTTCCTGTATAATCACCACCTACCATAGACTTTCCAGATTTTCTAGAGCGGTTACGCTTGCTCTTACGAACACCCTTACGCGACAATTTAACCATGTTATAAAATAATACTATATTTTATTTTTATGAAATCGGTTAATGGAATATCGTTCGGTTCTATTATACGATATATTCTAAATATACTAAATATACGCCTAAAACTTCGATCCAATAGCTTCATTGGCAGCCATGGGCTCAAACGACATCATACCACCGGGCATTCCACCTCCGACATTTTGCGCGTACGTGCTGTTAAAGTGCTGGGTCTGCTGGCTCGCCTGCGAGAGACCGTAGTCCGCAGTGCCGGTATTACGGCTCGTAGTGAGAACGGGATTAGGAGGCGCCATTCCACCACCGACCATGCCACCGGGCATACCTCCCGCGTAAGGCTGGGATAGGGGTTGGGTGATGCGAACGGCACCACTGCCCTGGCCACCGCCCTGTGCGCCGCCTCCGCCGACAGACCCAGTATAACTCGACTCGCCGCCAAGGAGCTCAATCGTGCGTTCCACGATAATCTGGACCTTCTCGCCCAACTTCGTCTTAATACTCAACAGAATCATCAATATTCCTAAAATAGTTGTCGTGAAGTTAAACTCGCTGTATCTGTATCCAGAGTACGTGGGGAGATAGGTGATTAACCGATGGATAAAGTAGATGAACACGAACATAAACAGGATTTGACCGATGATTTCCACTAAAACCATCAAGGTCGCCTTATGGTCGTCGGGTTCAGGGACATAGGTGCGAACCAAATATAACATAATCAAGATGGGTACAAATCCGACGAGTGTATATTGGACGATATTTAATAAGACGCCTTGTTGTTGTTCGTCCAAGCGAAACACATGGTCGATAAATGAACTGCCACGCTTCGTTCCTTCTTTGACGGTTTCTTCAAACGCCTCCATTTATTGAGATTTATAAGTATATATATACCAGTGAAGATTTAATTACGGGATGAAATAATATGAAATGAAATGGAATGGAATGGAATCGAATGGAATCGAATAATGAATTAAACACAAATTTTTCTGTATTATTATCGAATCGAGTCGTCCGAATGCTTCGCCGTTTTTCCCGCATAAATAGCACGCCTCATTATATCGTCGATGCGATCGACACCGCCACCGCCGCCGACGATGAAGACCAACTCCCTCCACCCATCATCCCCCACGAGGAGTATCAATACCTAAATCTTATTCACGATATTATCGAACAAAACCACGAATATGACGGCCGGAATGGAACCACACTTTCCGTATTCGGCGCTGCGATGGTATTCTCATTAGACCAGGGACAAATCCCGATTCTCACTACCAAACAAATGGCGTGGAAGACATGCCTCAAAGAACTACTCTGGTTCATCCGGGGGAAAACCGACAATCGCCTGCTACAGGATGCGGGCGTCCATATTTGGGACGATAATGCGTCACGGGATTTCCTGGAATCGCGCGGATTGTCGCACTACGCCGACGGCGACCTCGGACCCGTCTACGGCCACCAGTGGCGCCATTTTAATGCTACATATTCTACATGTGACGCTGATTATAGGGGGAAGGGTGTCGACCAACTCGCCGAGATTATCCGGTGCCTAAAGCACCCCGTCGAGAGATTTTCGCGCAGACTGATTATGTCCGCATGGAACCCATGTCAACTCAACGAGATGGCACTTCCACCCTGTCATATCCTCTGCCAGTTTAATGTAGATAACCAGAATCGTCTTTCATGTGCTTTATACCAGCGCAGTGGTGATGTTGGTTTAGGCGTTCCGTTCAATATTGCGTCGTATAGCTTTTTGACGCACCTCCTGGCGAAACATTGCGGGTTGGTCGCCAACGAATTCGTATATCATTTAGGAAATGCGCATATCTATGACGACCACGTGGATATCTTGCGGACCAGGCAATTACAATTGAAGCCGTTCGCTTTTCCGCAAGTTGAGATAGCGACGTTGAGAGATGATATTAATTCGTATATTTTGGAGGATTTTCGGATTACGGATTACCGCTGCCACTCGATCCTGAAAATGACAATGCGAAAATAATATAGAAATAATCTATTTATACATGTTATAACTTATATTCGATGAGTGGAAACGCAGCTTTATCTGCCGCACGTAAGCGGCGCGCATCATCTTCTCCTGGTATCCCTGGCAGTGGCAGTGGCGTCGGCGGCGGCGGCGGTCCGTTATCCACCAACGGTTCATATTATGCTGGGAATAGTGTCCAGAATATTCAGGCGATGATGAATCAATCCGCCGCTGTCAAAGCACTGCCTCGTGGCGCGAAAATGGCAAATACTCCCCCACAAATACCAATTAACGTGTATGAGAATATCGAGATGATTAAACATCAAATCGAAGAGAGAACCAAACTTATTCAGATCCAGGGGTCTACAATGCCGGCTGAAAAAGTGAAGATACTTCATAAACAGAACGAGGTCCAATCGCAGATACTTAAACAGCGTTTGATGATGGTTCAAGAGATGGAAATGGTTGCCTCAATGAATCAATCACCTGTTCATGTCGCAGGAGGAGCGGCGAGAGCGCCATCAGCCCCATCAGCACGCAAGCATATCCAGAACGAGCCACAGTTTATTTATGAGAAAGGGATTCCTCGCCCGAATCCAAATTACGGTATCCATGTGACTGAACCCCCGGTTACTGAAACCCATAATAAAATCTCCGGTAATTTGCCAACTGCTGTTCTTACGCCATTTGTAAGTATGGTTACATCTGCCGGAGTGACACCACCTCCACTTGTAATTCTAAAAAGCCACGATGAAAAGATAGGCGAACATGATGCCGTATTAAATGACTTGTCGAATCGTATCAATTATATTCATTCTCGTGTAGATGAGCTAACAGAACAGAGTTCCAATCATCGCAAACAACGACCCAATGCCATCGCCGAACACGCCGAACACGCCGAAGAAGATGACGATGACGCCAATGAGGCTGACGACGGTGAAGATGAAACCATCTTATTGATGGATACGGTGATGAATGATTTAATCAATAGTCGTGATTTCGTCCAAGGGATCGTTGATAAGATTGTGAATGAAACCAATCTCTCGGATACCATTATGAAGATCGAACCGATTATCAAGGAAAACCAAGAACTGCGGTCGTTGATTCTCTCACAACAGAATATGCTGAATGAAATGAATACGATGGTTATGCGCTTATTGAACCAGCAGCATTATTACCCTGAAGTCGTAAGAGATGATTGTGAAATATACGAAGAAGTCGAAGTAGACGCCGACAGCCACAGCGCGAGCATTAGTATCACCAATAGTAACGATTCGAATGAACAATCTAAAATCGATGAGAATGGCCTGTATCAAACCGATGTATTACCCGAACAAGACGTGCCACTTCATAGCTATATCGTGCCGAATATGGATAATGTTGTTATGAGTGTATGTGAACCCGTTGTCGATGCCACGGTCGATGCCACGGATGCCACGGATGCCACGGATGCCACGGATGCCACGGTCGATGCCACGGATGCCACGGTCGCTGATGACGTAGCCGACGAAGCCGAGAACGATGATGACGCCGCCGACGAGACCCATGAATACGAAAATACCCCACCACATTTTCCATCCGATTCACGCATCGCTTTAGTTATCAACGAAATCTAACACAAAAGTAATTGAGTATAAAGTTATAAATATTAGTATTGAATCATAATAATAATAATATTTACATTCTCGCAATCCCGATAATATTTACATTCTCGCAATCCCGATAATATTTACATTCTCGCAATCCCGATAATATTTAC